CGATCAGGACGAAACTCATTTAAAATACGCCTATGGGCTAATGTTGAGAAAGATTATCAAAAGATTGCCGAATGCCAAGATATTCGCTTGCATGCCACATAATTTTTACAACTCTCATAATAATGCTGATTATCCTTATAAAAATAATATAGGATTAACGATACAAGATTACGGGAGTGTGATAAGAGAAGTATGTGCAATATATTCCGTCCCCGTAATTGATGTAAATGCATTAAGTGGAATATCAACACTTAATATCACAACGTATTTGCAGGATCAGGTTCATCCAAATTCCGCAGGAGGCATGAAGATAGCTAACGTTGTTATTGATGCTTTAATTCAATATGTTCTCATGGATCTAACCAATCCTTACATCGAAGATACAAAAATGTAAAATTATGATAATTAAAAAGTTAATCACTAAAATAATGTTCCGTCTGTCCGTAGAAGTACATCCAGCTCCAACTGGAGGTAAGAAAATAGCTAATGTAGTTATATCGGAAATGATTAGATATGTAAGCATGAGTCTTATTGAGCCTGTGATAGAAGATGTATATCACTAATCAACTAAATAATAGCTTAAAATTCTTGCAAGAATTATATAATTAACTTTATTGTTTAACTTCCTAAAAATTTAAAATCATGGGAAATTTTGATGTCGAAAAGACAATCGTAGTTCCGGACAGTGGAGGCGCTGGGAATAACTTCCTCGCAGGCATGCTTGCATCTGCTTGTCAGTCTAAAGGCCTTGATGCTAATGCAGTAATGGCTTTGTGTGGAAACAGAAACGGCTCATTTGGAAATGGCTGGGACGGTATTATCGCTCTTATTGTCATCGCTGCAATCTTCGGAGGAAATGGCAATGGCTTATTTGGCGGCAATAACAATAACAGCACAGAGTGCCAAATGCTCATGGACACAATTCAACGCAATGGCGTTAATATTAGCCAGTTGGCAAGCACTTTGAATTGCTCTATTGGCCAAGTACAGGCTGCTATCCAGCAAGTTGCTAGCCAGGTATGCAACGTAGGTAATCAGGTCGGTATGACTGGCCAGCAGATTATCAACTCAATTCAGCAAGGCAATATGGCTCTTACTCAGCAAATCTGCAACTGCTGCTGTGATTTGCGTTCTGAAATTAAAGACCAAACTATTACAGTTCAAAACGGCCTGAATGATGTAAATAATAGCGTTGACCGTGGCTTTGCTCAACTTGGCTATGCAACTCGTGACCAGACTTGCAATATTGAAAAAGCTATTCAGGCGTCTACCGAGTCAATTCTCGCTGGTCAGCGCGCCGCTGAGATGCGCGAAATGCAGCGTGAAATTTCTGAGCGTGACCGTCGAATTGCTGAACAGGCTGTTATCATCAATAATGCACAGCAGTCAGCTGCTTTTGCTCAGATGATTGGCCAGGCCGTAGCTCCTTTGAATGCTGGCATCAGTTCTCTTAATACAGAGATTGCAGGCATTAAGTGCCACTTGCCTGAGACTAAGGTAATTCCTTGCGGAGATAATTATGTAAAAGTCAATACTGGCTTTAACATTCCTCTTCAGGTATCGCCTGCTGCATATGGCGCATGTGGTGCGTTTGGTGGCTATGGTTATCCTTGGGGTTACGGATATAACTGCGGTAATAATGGTGGTTGGGGTTAATAGGAAAGGAGGCAACTATGTCATATCCTATTAATCCTTTGATTTTGGCTAATAGTCAAGGAATTCCCCGCTTAGAAGCAACCAGAGTAAATGTAGCGGCTACAGAGGTACAATTTGTATTTCAAAATCAGGCGTTCCTTAACGCACCATTTATTGGACTGATTTTATTTAAATTACCTTTAATTCCAGCCGGTACAACAGATACATTGCCTGTAGTATTTACTGCTAATGGCGGCAATCAAGCGGCCATTAATTATAATACTGGCGTGGCTATGACTGTAGCTGACTTTACTCGTTCTGGCGTATACTTGGCTATTTATGACTCTGAAGATAAGATACTTTATGTTTTCCCAACTTCTGCAGCTTAATATAATGACTTAAAAATTATTAACTATATGGCTTTTCAAAATCTAAGAACTGGCAGTACAGTTTATATCTTTCATAAAGATAATTCTCCTAAATTGGAGATAGGACAGGTTATCGCCGAGCCTAAAATACGGCAGAAATATCCAATTCCAACTCCAGGGCAGCCTTATGCTGGCTTTATGCCTCAACAGCAAGAGCAAGTCGTAGATTTGTCCATTAAAATAGGAGACAAAGTTCAGCCCATTGAAGGCTTAACTCCTTCTACTGATATTCAGGATTGTGGTAATGGGCTGTTTGTATCTTGTAATAGAGATGCTGTAAATGCAGAAGTAGCAGCATACATGCATAGTAGCGAAGTTGCTATCGCAGATGAGGTTATCAATGCTCATAGGCAGATTATCGAAAGTTGCAAGAACATAATGGTCACACTAAATCCTGAAATAGCAGAAAGGCAAAGGCTCGAAAAGGAAAACAGTGAATTAAAAACACAGCTGAAAGAACTTTACAAGTCACAATCTGAAATGAAAGGTATGATGGCCTCTTTATTAGAGCAATTGGGAAGCCCTGTAAAGAAAAGTTAAACATGTAATTTTGTAGAAAATATGCCTACGATAATTAAAATCAAAGAGCGCCAGGCTGATAAGCTTTATGAATGCGCAGAAAAAGTGCATAGAGGCGCAAAGAAGCTCATGGAATTTATCGAAGATGAAATTCTTGAGTCAGAAGAGTTTGATGAGCGCTATGGTGGTGGCGGTAATGGTGGTGGCACAGGTGGTTACCGCGATGACGACGATGACGACGATGAAGACTACAATGAGCGCCGGGGTGTACCTGGCACTGGTAGATATGGTCGTCGTAGATACGGTCGAGGACGCCGCTACTAATAACTAATTTCAACTGAGGCCGTGCTTGTTGAGTACGGCCTCTTTTACTTAAAAAACTTTAATAATATGGCAACAAGAAAAAGATTACCACTTGATATGTATGATGACATACCAACGGAAATGAGAAAATACCTTCGATTTCATGGATGGCATTTTAACAAAAAGGCATGTGATTTTGCAGTAAGTCTAATGCGCAAAAAGAATGCTTCTACCGGTAAGACAGAGAAAATAGAGCCTCTTACAAAAGACCAAGTCGACTCTATGCTTGCAAAATACGGTGTGACTCTAGAAAATAACGTAGACTATGACTATGTGTATGTTGCTAATATGGGAAAAGCTGATTTGCTTAAAAGCAGTATTACCGATGAGCAGCATTTAGCTTTGTACGTAAAAGACGTAGTTGACGACGTAGATGCAGGCGATGGAGAAATAATGCGTGAATGGGATGCTAAAATGACATCCAGAGGTATAGCTGTAGATTGGGAAGAAATTCTATGATAGCAGGAAAATTCTATCTTGAAAACTATGCTAATTGGCACATATCGTACTTTATAATGACAGATGCCAAAGATGCAGAAGAAATAATAGATGAGTTGTATAGCTTAAGATGTAGTAAACGATTTTTGAATAGGGCTAAAGAAATTTTATACTCAAATAGGCGTAATATAGGAATAGCTTATAGCAATCCTAAATATAAACGCAGTGCAATAGTAGTATCAAAAACTACTGATATTTGGGAATTTTTCAATAGCTTTGCTCATGAAGTAGACCACATCGAAAAGCATATTGCTAAAACGTTGAATTTCAGTCCTTATAGCGAAAGCGCCAGTTATTTGGTTGGTGAAATTATAAGAAACATGTTTTATAACATAACAAGGAAAATGCTATGCTAGAACTGATTGAAGCAAAAGACCTAGAAGCTCTTATGTTTTTTATAACTGTTAGAGTGGTAATAATAGTTATATGCTGGATTTTCTCTACTATAGCGTGTATCGTTGATTTTTGGAGTGGTACATTAACAGCAAAGATTTTAGGCGAAAAGCTTATGTCTCATGGCTTTAGGCGCACCGTTATAAAAATAGGCGATTATGCTAGAGTTCTCATGTTTGCATTTATGGTAGATGCTTTAGGAAGCTTGCTATCGTTTTATATACTACCATTTGCAACTATGCTTTGTGCTTTAGCGATACTTTGCATAGAAGGCAAATCTGTATTAGAAAATAGTAAAAGAAGAAAAGCACATGCCGGAGATGTTCCAGATATGATTAAGCAGATTATTCAAGCAGCTACTACTGAACAAGGCCACGAAGTCTTTAATAAAATAGTAAAACAAGTATCTTTTAACAATAAAGAAAAATGAGAAAAATTAATAAGCTTATAGTGCATTGCTCAGCAACGCCTGAAGGTAAAGACATCAAAACCGAAACTATCAGGGATTGGCATGTTAATGGTAATCACTGGAAGGATATTGGTTACCACTATGTAATTGAGCTTGATGGCTCTATTCATAAAGGTAGAGATGAAAGCGTGGTTGGAGCTCATTGTTCAGGCCAAAATGCCAATTCAATTGGTATTTGCTATGTTGGTGGAGTGGCCAAAGATGGTAAAACACCAAAAGATACGCGCACTGAGGCTCAAAAGCAATCTTTACTCGAATTGTTGAAAAGCTTAAAGGTAAAATACCCAAATGCTACTATTCATGGACACAGAGAATTTGCAGCTAAGGCATGCCCCAGCTTTGATGCTAAGTACGAGTATAAAGACCTCTAAAACTAATTAAAGCCATTCTCGTAATAATTTCTTATATGCGAGAATGGTTTTTATATTAAATATGAATAATAACAAATAAAACTCAAAGATTATGCGAGAATTAGCGAGAATAATTACACTTATATTTTTAGCCACTATATTATATGGCTGTAAGTCAATTCAATATGTGCCAGTTGAAACTATTAAAGTAGATACTACTTACTTATCTCAGACCAAAATTGATAGCATATATCATAGAGATTCAATCTATGTAGAGCGCAAAGGCGATACCGTGTATCTCAGTAAATATAAATACTTGTATAAATACATAGAAAAGCATGATACTCTCTGGCGAGAAAAAGTTGATACAATTCAAGTTGCATACCCTGTAGAAGCTCGGCTTACTAAATGGCAAAAGATAAAAATTAATATTGGTGAATACCTGATAACCGCCATAGCCTTAGTAATTATATGGCTGTGTGCAAAATACTTCATAAAGCGGTAAACAATAGAAACAATATAAACAAGTCATTGTTTATGCCTAAAGTGCTCAAAATCAATTACTTATATATGCTGTAAACAAAGAAACAATAATTTCATTAAATCTTTTCGTATTAAAAGCCGATATTTCTTATTAACCTTAATGTTAATCGGAAATTAAGAAATTAAGTTTGAAATATATAGAGGCATTGTTTTTATTGTTTCTTTGTTTACAGCAATTTCAAAGCCGCACTAAAATTGCTGTTTAATTATTTTTAACAAATAAATTCTCAAAAAATAATGGAAAATTTTTTTTCTTTCGAGAATAGTTTGTATATTTGCATATCGAAAATAAGATAATAAAATTCACCAAAATATGGAACAGTTTAATATAGGTAATGTAATTGAGCACTACAAGCTAAATACGGAAGATTTAGCGAAGGTGTTATTTCCTACTGTTAAATATCCGAAACAGGCCTTTGACCGCGTGTTAAAAGGCGAAGCCAATTTGGATGTTATACAGTTAGAGCGATTGGCCAATCATATTGGCGTGTTAGTAACTGATTTGTTTTCAGCAAATACTTGGAAAGGTTCATCTGAAGATGGATGCCTAACAATGCTGAAAGGCGAATATAAAGTAAAGCTGAATTATAAAGGCGTGTACGTATCTATATATAAGAATAATGAGCTTATCCACCAAAAACTCTCAAACGTACCAGATATGACAGTAAACGAGTTTATTAACTATTTAGATAACTTCATTAAAAATTACGAAAATGGAAACCATTAAAATTTCTGTTGAGGTTAGCGTAAACCTGTCTGAAAATACGCAAAAGTTTTTAACTTCATTGTTTGCAGCAGGAGTTCCAAGTGGAGCTCAAGTAGCCGCTTCAGTTTCTAAACCTGCTCCTGCTGCACTAGCAAAGCCAGCTCCCGCAAAACCTACTCCTCAGCCTGCGGCACCTGCCCAGACTCAGAGCGCTGCCGAGCCTGCTCCTTCAGCACCTGCTGCTCCGGCTGCTTCTTCTGCCTCTAAGAGCATAGAGGATGTGCGGGCAATGCTTGCAAAGAAGGTGAATGAGCACCGCGACGTAATTAAGCAGAAACTCAGTGAGCTCGGTGCTCCGAGTGTAACAAAGCTTGACCCGGCCAAGTATGATGAAATGTTTAACTTCTTAGAGTCGCTGTAATGGCAAATAAAAAGAAGCTGCAACAAGCAGCAATCAAGTTCCGTAAACAAAATCCTGCATTGCATGCGACATGCTCAGCTTTACTTTCAGCTATGGCTAGATTTATTACAAAGTCTGGAGCAGCTGAGATAACAGTAGGATATGATAAACATGGAGAGTACTATGAAGCAGCAAACAATTAGCACTAAACCACAGAAGCATAGCCAGAGGAGTCATGCACTCCTCTCGGCTTCTGGAGCTGGAAGATGGCTTAATTGTACTCCATCTGCAAAGCTTGAAGATGAATACGGAGAAAAGAAAAGCTCTGTATATGCACAAGAAGGTACATTGGCTCATGAGCTCTCAGAGCTTTATATTAGGCGTGATACTTTGCTTGATATTAGCGAGCAAGACTTTGACCAACGCCTTGAAGAGATAATGGCAAATGAGCTGTTTAATGAGGAAATGCTTGATGTAATTCCGACTTATACAGATTATTGTGCAGCTCAATTAGCAGAGGCTAAGACAGCTAATCCTTTAGCTGTAATGGAAATTGAGCAGAAACTCGATTTGACGGACTTTATACCAGAGAGTTTTGGAACAGCTGACTGCGTTATTATCAATGACAACCTCATGGAAGTTATTGATTTGAAATACGGAAAAGGAGTTCCAGTATATGCTGAATGGAATAAACAACTTATGCTTTATGGTCTTGGAGCATTACAGAAATATGATACTATGTATGATATATCTGAGGTACGATTGACAATCGTACAGCCACGCATTAACAATATATCTTCATGGCAAATATCTGTAGAAGAGCTTCGCAAATGGGCTGAAGAAGAGCTTAAACCAAAGGCACAACTTGCATTTAATGGTGAAGGTGAACTTAATGCCGGAGATTGGTGTAGATTTTGTGCTGTGCGCAATCAATGTAGAAAGTTGTATGAGCAGCAAATGGAAATAGCAAAGAATGAATTTGCTGAACCCGAGCTTCTTACAGATGATGAGATTGCTGATATAGTTAAGCGTGTGCCTAAGCTTATAGAATGGGCTAATTCAATAGCAGAATATGCACAAACTAAAGCGATTAACGAGAATAAGCAATGGCCGGGGCTTAAATTAGTTGAAGGAATTAGTCGACGCAAATGGGTTGATGAAGACCAAGCCTCAAATGCAATCTTTGCTCGCTGCCCTGAGTTATCAGAAGATGAGATTTTCAACATGAAGCTTAAGCCAATTACTTCAATTGAAAAGATAGTAGGCAAAAAGCGCTTTGAAGAAATTCTATCTGATGTGGTTGTAAAACCTCAAGGTAAACCTACTCTTGTACCACTTGAAGACAAGAGACCAGCAATGGGCTATAATCAAGCACAATTAGATTTTGCAGATAATGGAGAATAATGACTATTTGCCTGATTGGGCAATTATTGAAAAAGTAATAACAACTAAAAATTAAAGTAAAATGGAAAATTCAACAAAAGTTGTAACTGGCAAAGTAAGATTTTGCTATGTGAATGTGTTCGAGCCAACGGCTATGAACGAGGGTGATACCCCTAAGTACAATATCTGCATTCTTATCCCTAAGACAGATACTAAAACTTTGGAAAAGATTAACAAAGCTATCGAGGCAGCTAAGCAGGCAGGCAAAGCCAAGCTTGCAGACAAGAACGGCAAGATACCTTCAAACCTCAAGTTGCCTCTGCGTGATGGCGACGATGAGCGCGGCGATGACCCAGCATTCGAAGGCATGTACTTCATCAATGCCAACAGTCAGCGTAAGCCGAGCATCGTGGATAAAGACCTCAATCCTATCATGGAGAAAGAGGAGTTCTACAGCGGTTGCTACGGCCGTGCATCAATCAACTTTTATGCCTTCAACGTTTCATCCAAAGGCATCGCAGCCGGATTGAACAATCTTCAGAAGCTTGAAGACGGTGAGATGTTGGCCGGTGGTTCTACTGCTGAAGAAGACTTCGGAGGTGAGAACGAATGGAATGATGAGCTGATGTAATTTCCTCTCTGCATCAGCAAGTATAGTAGTTTAATGGTAAAACTTACTTCGGAAACCGTCTGTGGAAACCAAGTAAATGTGGGTTCGAGTCCCGCCTATACTCCTAATTTTATAATATCAAATTAAGAAATAATGGCGAAATATCTTTTTATAGACGTCGAAACATTTTCCTCAGTAGATATTAAAGACTCTGGTGCCTATAAATATATAGAGTCACCAGACTTTGAGATACTGATTATAGGATATGCATTAGATGATGGGCCAGTTAACATTGTTGATTTAGCTCAAGGTGAAGAAATGCCTGAAGAGTTTGAAGAAGCATTACTTGACCCAGAATGCATAAAAGTTGCTCATAACGCAGTATTTGAGCGACTTAGCTTTAAGCGAATAGGATATAACATCCCAGCAGAACAGTGGTATTGTACTTCAGTGAAAGCTGCATATTGTGGTTTACCACTTTCATTGGATGGTGTATCAAAGGCTCTTAATCTTACAGATAAGAAGCTTGATACAGGTAAAGCACTTATTAAGTACTTTTCATGCCCGTGTAAAGCAACTCGAGTTAATGGAATGCATACGCGCAATTATCCAGAGCATGCTCCTGAGAAGTGGGAAATGTATAAAGAGTATAATAAATATGATGTTTTGGCCGAGCGCGAGATATTTCATAGATTAGAATCTTATATCATTCCAAAGATTGAGCGAGAAATGTACGTACTTGACCAGAATATCAATGATAGAGGTATTTTGGTGGATATGGAGTTAGCAGAGTCTGCTATTGCAGTAGATAATACTTATACTTCTATATTAACTCAGCATGCTCAGCAATTAACAGGTCTTGAAAATCCAAATTCGCCTGTACAAATTCGGCAATGGATAGAAAAGAAAACAGGTAATGCTATATTGTCACTTTCAAAAGAAACAATGCCTGACCTGCTTAAAGAGTTTGCAGACTATCCAGATGTAATTGAGTTGCTTAATATACGTAAAAAGTTATCAAAAACTTCAATTAAAAAGTATTATGCTATGCTCAATTGTGCTATGAAAGACCACAGAGTTAGAGGTACGTTCCAATTCTATGGCGCAAATAGAACTGGCAGATGGGCGGGTAGATTATTGCAGTTGCAGAACTTATCAAAAAACCATATATCACATATTGAAGTACCGCGTGAACTAATTAGAGCTCGCGATTGGGAAACAGTTGAGATGATGTATGATGATGTTGCGGATATTCTTTCACAACTTGTAAGAACAGCACTTATACCACCACAAGGTATGAAATATGCAGTTGCTGACTTTTCAGCTATCGAAGCAAGAGTTATATCTTGGCTCGCTGATGAAAAGTGGCGATTAGATGTATTTCACGGTGACGGTAAGATTTATGAAGCAACTGGAGAAAAGATGTTTGGAGTACCAAAGTCTGAAATTAAAAAAGGCTCAGTACTTCGCGACAAGTCAAAAATATCTGAATTATCATTAGGCTATGAAGGAGGTCTTGGCGCATTAAAGCGCATGGGCGGTGATAAAATGGGTCTTTCAGACACAGAAATGATGTCACTCGTACGAAAATGGCGCATGGCCAATCCTAATATAGTTGATATGTGGAAAGAGATTGATGAGGCTTCTAAAGAAGCGGTAAGATACCACAGAGCCGTTAAGTGCACTAGTAAAAATGTTATATTTGATTGTGACGGTGAATTTATGACAATAGAATTGCCTGTAGGCAGAAAACTATTTTATTATAAGCCTGAATTCAAAGATAAGAAAATAGGCCGTTCTACAGTTCCAATTCGAAGTTTGTGCTATAGAGGCATCGACAAGACAACAAAACAATGGATAAGCATAGACACCTATGGCGGCAAACTAACAGAAAATATAGTTCAAGCTGTATCAAGAGATTTGCTAGGTGATGCTATGCTTAGAATGGAAAAAGCTGGATATGGAATTGTGGGTTCAATACACGATGAAGTTATAACAGAGGTTCCAGAAGAGAATGCTCAGCTATGGTATGATAATTTGGTAAAAATCATGTCAACTCCACCTTTATGGGCACAAGACCTTCCACTTAATGCGGATGGAGGAGTTATGGATTTTTACCAAAAATGATTAGTATTTATGCAAGTAGGTAAATTAGAATATGATGAAAATCTTAGCATAGCTATTGGAATGAGTGTTTCAAGTAAGATATGGAAAAATACCAAAATTACTTGGAATGCTCTAGTACAAAAGCTATCTACTCCAGTGGTAACTGCTGAAACATATAAGCAGTTCATGAATGCCACTAAGGAGGAGCAAAGCAAGATAAAAGATGTTGGTGGCTTTGTGGGAGGATTTCTCACAAATGGCAGACGCGATAAAACCAATGTTTTATACCGCCAACTTCTTACTTTGGATGTGGACTTTTCACATGAGAATTTTTGGTGGGATTTTACAATGTTATTTGATTGTGCTGTGGTTATTCATTCAACTCATAAGTCATGCCCTGAAAAGCCACGACACAGATTGATAATTCCACTTGATAGAGAAGTATCGCAAGAAGAATATCAAGCTATTGCTCGAAAAGTCGCTGGAGACCTAAACATTGATTTGTTTGACCAGTCAACTTTTGACGTAAATAGACTTATGTTTTGGCCGTCTGTTTCATCTGACGCAGAATACTACTTTGAGTATCAAGACGGACCATTCCTTGAAGCTGATTATATACTTAGCTTATATAATGATTGGCATGACACGAGTGAATGGCCAACTGCTACAGATAGCACAGACATAATAATGCAAGCTATCAAAAAGCAAGAAGACCCAGAAGATAAAAAAGGCATAATTGGTGTTTTCTGTCGTACTTATACTATACAAGAAGCTATTGAGACTTTTCTTTCAGATGTATATACACCAGCTGGAGAAGGGCGATATACGTATATAAATGGCTCTACAGCTGCGGGCTTAATAGTCTATGATGATAAATTTGCATATTCTCATCATGGAACAGACCCTGCTGGAGGTAGACTATGTAATGCATTTGACTTAGTTCGCATACATAAATTTGGCCATTTAGATACAGGCAAAGAAAAAGAAGACAAAGATAAAAAGAGCTTTAAGGCAATGGAAGAATTTGCTTCTAAGGACTCTACAACAAAAAAGCATATTGCTGAAGAAAAGTTTGCTGAAGCTAAATTCGAGTTTGCAGAAGAAGCAAAAGCAGAAGTTCCTGAAGAGTATGATACTTCATGGACAGAAGAGCTTGACGCTAATACAAAAGGCGAATATGATAATTCTGCCAATAACTTGAATATAATAATTCAGCATGACCAATTCTTAAAAGATGTATTTAAGCTAAACATTTTTGATAATAAAAGATATGTTACACGTTCGTTACCATGGCGTAAAGTCGATACTGTGGAGCCTCTTCGTGATGTTGACTATTCTGGTGTTCGTAATTACATTGAGTGTGTTTACGGCATTGTGTCAAGTCAAAAAGTGGACGACGCGCTTGCGCTTGAATTTGAAAAGAAAAAGTTCCATCCGATAAGAGAGTATATATGTGCTCAAAAGTGGGATGGCATACCGAGAGTTAATACATTATTGATTGATTATTTTGGAGCAGAAGATAACGCTTATACTAGAGCTGCCATTAGGAAGACGTTGGTGGCGGCTGTTGCGAGGGTATTCGAGCCAGGTATTAAGTTCGACACAGCGCTTATACTTGTCGGAGAACAAGGAACATATAAAAGTACTTTCGTTAAAAAGCTCGGCATGGAATGGTTCTCAGATACATTCACGACTGTGCAGGGCAAGGAGTCATTTGAGCAGATACAAGGGGCGTGGCTGATTGAAATGGCAGAGCTTTCAGGTCTTAAGAAAGCAGAAGTAGAGTCAATCAAGCACTACATATCAAAAAGAGAAGATATGTTCAGGCCGGCGTATGGTAGAACAGTAGAAACATATAAGCGCCAGTGTGTATTTTTTGGTACTACTAACAATAAAGATTTTTTACGTGACCCGACAGGAAATAGACGATTTATGCCTATAGACGTAAGGCCAGAATATGCTACAAAGTCTGTAAATGATGACCTTACACAAGATGAAGTAAATCAAATATGGGCTGAAGCATATCAGTTATATTTAGCAAAAGAGCCTTTATACCTTGTTGGTGATGAAGACATAATTGCTAAGATTGAGCAACATAAACACTCAGAGGCAGATGAGCGAAAAGGTATTATTGAAGAATATCTTAATACTAAATTTCCAGATGATTGGGATAAAATGGACCTGTACGACAGAAGACGTTGGCTTGAAGACCCATTGTCTAAAAACGGTACAGTACAAAAAGATTTTGTCTGCATTGCTGAAGTATGGTGTGAGTGCCTCGGCAAAGATAAGACAGAAATGTCAAGATATAATACCAGGGAGGTTAATGAAATTCTTAGGTCATTGCCTGAATGGGAAGCTATAGCATCCACTAAGAACTTTCCTTTATATGGTAAACAGAAATACTATAAACGTAAAGATAGCTTATTATGATTGACTTTAAGTGTAATTGTGCTATATGCCATAGGCTTATAAGCAAGAAAGATAAGAAAAATTACCCGTTTGAAATTGATGGCATTAAGCTTTGCTATAATCATTTTCAAATGGTATTGCGTGCTGGATTATTATTTGAAGGCATGGACGACGAATGGCATTTTATTAACGCTAATGATATAAGATTATTATGATAGCAAATTTTTATAAAATGCAATACGGAAATTACCGTAATTCTGTGCTTCTTGTAACAAGAAATATAGAATATATTCCATCTGTCAAAATGGTTGTTATATACAATGGCCAAAAGTTTTGTGTTGACAAACTGGAATTTAATTTGGATAAGTGTGAGTATAACATTTATATGGCTAGGTTATGAAATATGTAATACTAAGAGCTGTATGCAAATTCTCCAATGGTTCTTTAAGAACAATAAAATATGATGAAAATCATGTAACAGAAGAGAATGCTTGCAATGATGTAGCCCAATTCAAGAAAAATCTTAAAGATAAGCTTAACCGGTCATTGCAAATACTTGGAGTAACTGTAAGTTCAATAAATTTAACTTATGAAGAAAGAGACGGTAGACAGTGAAAAAGTTGTAGAGCACAAATTGGTTGAGCTTGTTAAGATAAATGGTGGCATGTGTATAAAACTGCTGTGTGACCAACTTATAGGCTTACCAGATAGAATGTGCTTATTTCCAGGCCATAAAATAGTTTTTGTGGAATTAAAAACAACTGGACGAAAGCCTAAACGCATACAGGCATATATGCACAATAAGCTTAGAGCTTTGGGTTTTAGAGTTGAAGTAATAGATACGATAAAAGGCGTTGAACAATTTATAGATAGTATAATTTATGATAAGTAACATAGTTGCATTTATAATAGGTGCTTTGTTTGGTTTAGCTTGTTTAGCTATATTTAACAGTAACAAAAGATGAAAGAAACAGATTTACATAAATACCAATTAGCTTGCGTGCAGCATATAATCGAGCATCCATTTTGTGGTGTATTTGTAGATATGGGCCTTGGCAAAACCATATCAACTCTTACTGCTATAAATTATTTGATGTTTGATTATTGTGAAGTTAATTCTGTATTAGTTATAGCTCCAAAACGAGTGGCTGAGTCAGTTTGGCAAGAAGAAGCAGAGAAATGGGAACATACAAAGCATTTGCGCTTTTCTAAGATTATAGGTACTGCTAAACAGCGAATAGCAGCTGTTATGGAAACAAAAGCTGATATTTATATCATATCAAGAGATAATGTTGCATGGCTTTGTGCTTTATATGGCGGAGGCAAATTACCTTTTGATATGGTAGTAGTCGATGAGCTTAGCAGTTTTAAGTCTTATAAATCAGAGCGTTTTAAGGCATTACGCGGCGCAAGACCTTATCTTAAACGCTTAGTAGGACTGACAGGAACTCCGGCTCCTAATGGACTTATAGATTTGTGGCCACAGATATATCTTATGGATAGAGGCGAGCGTCTTGAAAAGACAATATCCAGATATAGAGAAAAATATTTCCGCCCAGGCCAAACAAATGGTCATGTCGTATATTCTTATGACTTGATGAGTGACTCAGAATATCTCATACATAAGAAAATAGAGGATATTTGCATAAGCATGAAAGCCAACGATTATCTTGAAATGCCGGAAAGGACAGATAACTATATAAAGCTTAAAATGCCAGAGCAAATCAAAAAGCAATATGATGACTTTGAAAAGAATAAAGTTTTAGACTTATTCAAATCAGAGCAGGAATATTTGGATAATGCAGATAAGTGGGTAGATAAACCTGTGGAAGTAAACGTAGTCAATGCCGCTGCCCTTTCAAATAAATTACTTCAATTTGCTAATGGAGCTATATATGATGAAGAAAGAAATGTGTTTCCAATTCATGATATTAAGCTTGAAGCTCTTAAGGAGATAATTGAAGATGCAAATGGCCAATCTGTGCTTATAGCATGGACCTATCAATTCGATAGGGATAGAATCATGGAATATCTTAAAAAATATAAGCCAAGAGAGCTTAAAAACAATAAAGATATTGAAGACTGGAATGCTGGTAAAATACAAGTTATGTTAGCACATCCAGCATCAGCAGGCCATGGGCTTAATCTTCAAGCAGGAGGTAGCATAATAGTTTGGTTTGGGCAAACATGGAGTCTTGAATTATATCAACAGTTTAATGCTCGATTATATCGCCAGGGACAGCAAAATCATGTTGTTATAAACCATTTAATTTTGCAGGGCACTCATGATGAAGATGTAATCAGAGCACTTAAAGCAAAAGATAAAAAGCAAAATGCCTTAATGGATAGTATAAAAGCAAAAATCTACAAATATAAAAAATTTATGTAATATGGGACGTAATGGAAAGCAAGCCCCGATATTTCCGGAAATGGTAAAATTTGTTAACGATAATGTTGGCAAAGTAGTAAGTTCAAAAGAAATTCTGCTTGGTAAAGAGCCAGGTAGAAACTCAGAAACCGCGTATCTTTATAAGTTTGTAAAACTTGGATATGTAGAGCCTGTAGACGATAATAGCTTTGTGAAAGATAAAACAGCAAGCTTTAAGGTGATAAAAGAATTTCCTAAGCATTACAATTCTGTTATGTTTATGGATGAACTGAGAGTAGCAAATGGGTATATACCAGATAATCGTAAACGTAAAGTATATTGATATGAAAGCAACAGATGTACAAATAGGTGGTAGCCATTATAAAGATATGGCTATGCAACCAATAGAGCTTATAACTGCTTTAAGATGCTCTTTTATACAAGGATGCATTATAAAATATATTAGTAGGTATAAAGCTAAAAATGGAGTGCAGGATATAAAGAAGTGTATTCATTATGCTCAATTAGCTATTCAGTTAGGAGATAAAAGAAGATGCAATGATAAAGCTCTCTCTCTTAATATAAATAAGTTTATTATTAAAAATAAGCTAACGATACTTCAGCGGAGAATTATTACTCAAACTGCATATAATAACTATGAGCAAGTTATTCAATTTTGCAAAGAATTACTGCAAATAGAATATCCAGAAGAGCAATAAAATCTGGCCAAGTTAAGAAGTGTTAAGTGAGTGCATTTTATAATGAAAAAATTTTCTATTCTCGGAGAAAATTAGTATATTTGCATATCTAAATAAAGATAATAAAATGGACAAGAAAAGAACCTTTCAGCAAATAGCCAAAGATATAAAGTCAACATGGCTTAATGTATATTTTGGCGCAGTGCCTTATTTAGAGGCAATGCTAACACTTGATACTTCAGATCCGAATGCTATGTATTTTTATGATACTGCAGGAGATATTGTTAGATACTTCTTGGCAAATGCACAAACATTTAGAGGTGCTGATGCAAAAAGATTAAAAGCAGAACTTAAAACTTTAATAAACAATGGCTAACATTTTAGAACAAGCAAACAAAATCGTAAATGGGCGCTCAGAAGAAAAAGAGCGTCAGTATGGACCATTTGTAGAGTCTATGAAACGCGCTACTGCTATTTATAATAGCATGTCACCCAATAATGAACAAATATCGGTAGAAGGAATGTATAGAGCCATGATTGCTCTTAAACTATCACGTGAAGCTTATAGGCACAAAGAAGATAACTTGCTTGATGCAGTTGCTTATATGGGCGCATTAAATAATTACCTTGAACTTAATAACTCAAAATGATATGACACAGAAAACAGATTTTGAAGCTATAAAAGCTGAAATTCTTAATCGCGCTAAAGCAGCTAAAGCATGTACTGAGCAATACAGCCGAGCATATAAATCTGAAACACTTCAAGAATTATGCAGCGTTATTAAAGACAATTTTCGTTGGTGCTTTAATAACAAAGTTATTACTTCTAACTTGCTAATGCAATATCGTGAGGATTTTGCTCAAAATGATATATTTATCAACATTTCGGTTCGGTCTGGGTTTCTTTTGTGCGACAATGCCACAGTAGAAGCATGCGGCAATGCCACAGTAGAAGCATGCGGCAATGCCACAGTGAAAGCATGGGACAATGCCACAGTAGAAGCATGGGACAATGCCACAGTAGAAGCATGCGGCAATGCCACAGTGAAAGCATGCGGCAATGCCACAGTGAAAGCATGCGACAATGCCACAGTGAAAGCATGGGACAATGCCACAGTGAAAGCATGGGACAATGCCTATTGTACTTCACACCGTATTATAGAATGCAAATTATCTAACAATGCTATTTATAGAGTAAAAAGCACAAATACTGTGTATTATTCATCTGACAACATAAATTTTATTAAACAATAATTATGGCAAAAGTTTACAACACAACAGACCTCAGACCTGACCAGGCCTTTGAGCGCCATGTATTTCACAGAGACCAATTTGCACATTATCTGCGATGGACTCATATCTTGAAAGAAGCTAAGATTGGCGAGTCCATTGTTGATTTTGGCTGTGGAGCTGCTAACTTGCTTGAGGTATTATACAGAAACAAGTTTAAGCAGAAAGAATATATCGGTATCGATATTCGCGAAAAAACAATTCAAGAAGCAGCTGAGAAGTATGCCAATGTACCTTGGGCTCATTTCTATGTTGCTGACCTTGTTAAAAACTACATGGATTTCAGCAAGTTTAATGCTGACAAAGTCTGCGCTTTTGAAGTGCTTGAGCACGTTGGCAAACAGAATGCAGATGCATTTTTGGAGAACTTTAAGGCTTGTGGCAATAATAACGCTACTTATTACCTTTCAACTCCAAACTATGACCCATCTGTAGGAGCAGCTGGTAATCATACTTATGACTCAGGTGATGGTCGCGGAGTTGATGTGCAAGAGTTTGACCATTGGGAACTCGAAGGCATATTGTTGAAGCATTTCAACATAGTAAAGAAGTTCGGTACATTTGCTTCGGCTAAAGACTATAAGCCACTGATGAATGATTGGCAGCAGAAAATGTTTGATGCCCTTAAAGAGTATTATGACTCAAACCTCATTGCCAATATCATGGCTCCTATGTTCCCAGATGCTTCACGTAATACTCTTTGGGTATTAAAGCGTAAGCCGGGAGATGTAAAAGTTGCTCCTAAAGCCATTGAGCAACCAAGTTTATTCGATGACGATTTAATGTAACAGATATGTTGAACTTAATTGCTAATTTGGCATCATTATGAAAAGTTTAATTTCAGTAACTCCAAGAGAGTTTAAACGCAACTTCAATGAAGTAATGGAAATGTGCACAGATATGTGCATGACAACCAATCAGGAGATTATTATCACTGTTCCTACGAGCAGAAAGTCAAATACTCATGCAGAAATAGCCAAGCTTATTCCTGTAGAAGGAGGTATTAAGTATGAGTACAATAAAGAACTTATGGATAAGCATGGCATTAATGCTTCTAATCCTAAGCTTTCAAAAATTGGAGCTATAATGGCTGATGCTTTTGAAAAAGAAGGAGTTTACAGCCTTATAAGTCCAGAAGTTGAACATAGACTTGCTAGAGCTGTAGAAACAGCAGCTAAGGAACTTGTTAAAATGATGTAGCCATGAAATTTGCAAAAATAAGAAATGTAAAGTCCCCTGTTCGTGGGACTGGTAAAGCAGCAGGAATTGATTTTTTCGTTCCTAACTTTGGCAGTAACAAAGGCTTTATTGTAAATCCAGGAACTGATGTTTTGATACCATCAGGCATTAAGATGGAAATTCCAGAAGGATATATGCTTATGGCAGCTGATAAATCAGGAGTTGTAACTTCTAAATGGGCTTGCCTTGGAGCTGGTAGAACACCGAAAGCAGAAGCATTTGAAAGCATCGTTATCCTCGGAGCCAAGATTGTAGATGAAGATTACCAAGGTGAAATTCATATACATGTTGTTAACGTCGGTAAAGCCAAGGTCCACATTAAGCCAGGTATGAAAATAGCACAATTTATTCTTGTGCCTGTATCGTATGAAGGCCTTGAAGAAGTACCAGAAGAAGAGCTTTTCAGCCGCTCATCTGAACGTGGTGAAGGAGCTCTTGGGTCTACAGGCTCATTCTAAAAATAACTAAATTGAAATTAATTATGAAAGCAATTGGAATTAAAATGGTTGACTTACAACCAATGACAGCTAATGAAGCTATAGAAAAAGGTTATAAAACCAATAATTACACCGGTGAAGAAAAAGGTTATGAAGTAACTTATCCAGATGGCTATAAATCTTGGTCGCCAAAAGCTGTTGCTGATAAGGCTTATTTTAAATTAGCTGATGAACACGGCGAAACAATTAAGCAAGAAGACATTGAAAGGTTTATTGCTAAAGAGAGCGTCACAACAGCTGGAAGTAAAAATACGGTAGTTACTCTTGCTACAATTACTGGTTTTGAAGCCAATGGTATTTCTTCATGTGTAAAACCAGAAAATTATGATGCTAATATAGGTAAAAAGTTTGCTAGACCACATGCGGTAGACCAAATTTGGGCTGGCTTAGGATTCGTTCTTCAGTGGGCAAAATATGGACTAACATTCAACAAATAATCAATTTATTCACTATTCTCGCGCGCTATATCGCACTTTAAGTATGAAGCAAAAGATTTATATTCAGAAAAACAAGTGGGCTCTAGGACGCGCGAGAATATAACTTTAAAGATTATGGCAGAAATTCCTCAAATAATTAATACAAGCCAGTTTCTTAGGTTCGCGGCTATATATGCTAACAAGTTCAAAGCGAATAAAGGGTATGGCAGATGGCTCGCAGAGTATGAGCGTATGGATAAAGCCAATATGTTTAAACCAGAAAATATAAGAGAACAGTATATAAAAATACTCAATGGCTCAAGTACGCTATCATATATTTACTGTGATGCTATTCATCATATTGGTGTACAAGCTTTTGATGCTACCAAAGCTTTTGTGTCAGCCAATTCGTTTGAAATAAGAGTAATTACTGGTGAAATAGCATTTGACGATAACGATGAAGAACTTACAGACTTATCTTTGGAAGAAGCTTTATCTATTTGCAAGGCTATGAATGAGGAAGCCGAAGAGCTATTATTTAGAGTATATAACAGTTCAACGAATAAATCAATTTGATATGGGAGCGATGAAATATGGAGTATTTGACTCAGTTGGAATGCTCCTTAGATATTTTGATACTTGGAAACAAGCAGAAACATTCAAAATATCTAGAGGCAGAATAGATTGGCAAACAAAACAAATTTGGATAAAATGAATATAGCTTATAAAAATGCTACTGAGGCTTTTGAAGACCTATATGCTTTTATTATGGGCCAAGGAATAAATACCAATGTTGGTACAAGAGCTGTATACAATGTTGGATTTTATCTACTTAATCCTCAGCAGCGAGTAATAACAACAGAATGGCGCAAATTCAGTGAAAAGTATGCTGAACGCGAATATGCTTGGTATATGTCAGGAAATAGGAGTGTAGCAGAAATTAAAAAGTTTGCTCCAATGTGGGATAAAATGCACGGAGGCGATAATCTTGTCAATTCTAATTATGGTTGGCAGTGGATGCGTAATGGGCAACTAGAAAAGTGCATTGAACAGCTTAAAGAGAATAAAGATACTCGGCAAGCTTGGTTTACAATATTCGATGGCAAAGAAAAAGATAAATATGAGTTTGATACTCCTTGTACTTTGTCAGTTGGTTTTGATATTAAGCCAGGCATTGAAACTCTTGATATGTGTGTAACAATGCGGAGCAATGATTTGGTTTTTGGTTTTTGCAATGACCAATACTGCTGGACCAAACTTCAACAAGTAATAGCAAATGAGCTTGGTTTGCCAATAGGTACATATTACCATTTTGCGCATGACTTGCACATATATAAACGCCACTTTGATATGCAAGAAAAATTCTATAAAGAACAGCTTAAAAAATTGGAAGAATGAAAGTAGCAGACTTAAAGGTAATTGACGTGGTACAAATGCCTGCTTTTGAAGGTCACGTAAAATTCCTTATGGAAGATTTACGTAAAACAAGAAAAGACCTTGAGTTAAAAGGTGCTCAATTCAAAAGAGGACCAATTGAAAGACTTCAAGAAAAAAGAGTGTATAATCCTAAAGCCTTAGCTGCTCTTTATGCTAAAGTGCTAGATAAGGATATAGATACAACTGAATATCCTTCTACTCTAAGAACTTTCATAAAAGGAATATGCGATGAAGCTTTTCATAGAACTGTTCAGCAGATTAAAGCTGAAGAAGAAACTAAGCAAACAATTATTATTAAAAAATTGGAAGATGAACGAAGAGGAAATACGAAATCTGATTAAGAGCAAGCTGCAAAATATGAGCAAAGAACAGCTCATAGATATGCTCACTGATATTTGCATGGAAAGTACAGTAATTAGAAAAATAAATGCTGTAAGTAGCATGCAACGTGTAAATATGCGTATAAATACACAATTTGCTCCACTAAATCAAACATTAAATGAATTATATTATGAAAAAGGTTTTTAATAAAATCGCCAAAATCACTTGGCAAATACTGGGAGTAATTTACTTTCCAGCTTATGTAGCATTTTGGTTGCTGCATAAAATAGCAAGACTCACACTTGCAATCGCATACTTTGGATTGCTTAACAAGCAAGCTGGAAAAGATATAATCAAGTCATTATTTAAGTGGCATGGAAGATATTAAGCAATATGGAGACTTAACCGAAAAGGAACTCTTTGAATTTCTCGATGAAATTAAAAGCGATGATGAGGATATTCAAGAGGCTCAATTTGAGGCGATTGAAAAAATTACCTTGGAAGAAGAGCATGTTGAATTATCTGAAGAAGAGCAGGAAAACAGAGAGATTGAAGCTAGATATGGAGATAAAATGTCATGGACAGGCTTAGGTCCAAACAATTGCCAAGGTGTAAAACTGTTTGGACCTGAGGGACAGCGCAGAGCTGCAATGGCTAGCATAGAAGCTAAAAGGAAAAAGTCTCAACGGCTTAAAGAAGACAGAATACGTATTCAGCGTGAAGCTTTCAGGCAAGAATATATACGCCTGAGTGACCCTATAGGAAATGAAAGGATTAAGCTGTTAGTTTCATCACTTGTTAAAGAACACACAAGAATGGTTGATAAATACTCAACTTATATAAACAAGCGATTAACTACTTTACTTAATCCTTTTATTCCACGTAGGTTAAGAATATGTAAAAGCTTATATCCTGACTCAATTCGTCCATGCCCTGGCTTTTTATATAGAGCAAGTGAGGAATATGGTGCTGGATTAACTTTCTGGGCAATGCCTAATATCCCATATTACTTTGCTCAAAATACAGAGCAGAAAGTTCTTATGGAGCATAAATCACCATTCTTGGTAAATGTGGACCAGTCCATAAAGTTCTATCATGAGCATCTTAAAAAAAGAGCAGACAAAGAGCTTAAATATGCTTCTTTAATATATCAAAAAGGCGTATATTCATACTTTGACCTGTTAAGGCTTAATCCATTTTGGTATGAAGTTCTATATAACGATTTGCAAAACAAAATTAAAGAAATGGTATGAAAAGTAATAACACTAAATTAGCATTGCCAAGAATTTTAATCTATCAAGACGAAGACTGTAAAATCCTGGTAGATTATTTGGTGTATAACGGCTTTCAAGTAATAACCTCAACTGAGAATGATATACTAATCAAAATCAGAGAAAAGAATTATGACTTATGCATATTAAGCCATTATAAAACAACAGATGCCTCTATGAGGCTAAAGCCATTAAAATTTTTGCGCAAATCAGATGATAAAATACCGGTAATAATGGTATCGGATAAGGCCCGATATGAGTATGTTATTGAAGCATTTGATGAAGGTGCAGATGATTACGTTATAAGACCATATAACATTGAGGAGCTTATAAGAAGAATAAAAGCCGTTCTAAAAAGATGTGGTGTGCGAGTAAGAAGTATAGAGCCATCTTATGAGATAGGCGATTACCTGTTTAATACAGTAGATAAAATTCTTACTATAGGCGGTGTAAAAACACAGCTTAATAATAAACAAAGTCAAGTTCTTGCTTTACTATGTGCCTATAAAAATGAAACATTACCTAAGAAAATACTTATGCAACAAGTATGGACTGATGATAACTACTTTAATAAACGTAGCTTAGATGTCCATATATGTATGCTGCGAAATATGCTTAAAATGGATAACCGAGTAGCTATAGAAACTATACGAGGAGTCGGTTATTCTCTCGTTATAGAAGAAGATGAAAGCTTAATGTAAAAAAGGCAGACTACTTTTTTGTAGTCTGCCTTATATTTCTCTCGTTCACTTGTTAAGCTACACGTTTCTTGAAATTCTTCAAAAAATACAGGCTCATTTTTCCTGTCACAAAATCCTCATCTTGATTGCCTGTATGAAAACACTTAAGGCCATATTTATTGGTATAAACCTTAAAATCACCACGTAATTCTCTCGTCCCAGTTTGGTTATTAAACCACCACACTCTAATATGATTTGCATCAAGCCATTTTATTTGCTGCTGAATATATTTAGTAAGGTCCTCATATTCATCATAATCGGCTTGGTCTTCAACATACGGAACAAAAGTACATTCTATAAGGTCTGAGTCATCAACTGCTTTCCAATCATCTTCTATATAAAAATTATTGGAAAACATTTCAGATACCTCATTGGCTTCTTCCAAATTGTCTTCGTCTAATGGCTCTTCGCCATAATACAAAAAGCAAAAAGCATCATTTGATATTTGCAAAGTCTGCTTTTTGCTGTAATCTAAAATAAAATTGCTCATTTATTCTCCCGTTCTATAGTTTCACGATATTTCTTCTCAAGCTCCGCTATTTCATCTAAAGCAGCTTGAGGCTGAACTAATTGAACAGCGATTGGCAGTTCATTTCCTTCTTGCATTGCTTGAACTGACTGAGAGCCATCAAGCAAATTCTCTTGCTGTACCTCTTGGGTATTCTCTTGTTCATTTATTTCCATATTGCAATTATTTATTTTTGTTCAACATTTCTCTCGTTGGGCCTTGTGATATTCTCCTGTCCAATTGTGGCGGATATTCTCTCGGCCATTTCCTCTGTTAACTCCTGTACCACACTCGGGGTCCAATGTGGACAATTGCTGCATAGTCCACTGTGCACACGAGCTACACAGCTTGTACACTCAGGCATAAGCTGTTTAATCATAATGGCCATGCGGCTTTTATATGTTCTAGTGTGTAACATTTTTTAACAGTTTTACTTTTGTTCTTTTATAGGCTAAAGTACAAAATAATCTTGATATAAATTACTGTTTTACAGACTTTAACATAAAAATTTTTCACTGGTTTATTGCAGCTTTAATATAAAAATATAAAGCTCTAAATGCCTCGAAAATATATGAAATTTCATTATTCTCGTTCATTCTCTCCTCATTTCTTTTTATAGATTTAGTTTACTATTATTCTCAAATAAAAGTGTCCTAGAAGCCAAGAAAATGAGTCAACTTTTTAGCCATAAATTTAACAGCTATTTATATAACTGCTTGGTGGCTTAAAGCTCAGGAAAGTCCATGCCTTAATTCATATTATAGACTTTATAAAAATACATTGATAGATACACTTCTTTTGGCCTCTATCGCGCCGAATTGAGTTAACCCATATTATAGTACACCTAAAGCCTAAAAGTGTCCTAGAACGCGAAAGAAGCATGTTTCTATGAGTTTACATATTTTAACATAAATCGCAATAATACAAAAATAGCTGCGTACTTAGATATGCAGCAAAAAAAAGAGCCGCCTCTTTCGAGACGGCTCCATGGGAGAAACGGTGTCAGGTGGCTGTGTTATGCAAGTGACTCCTCTTCGGCTGTAGTCTCAGCAGGAGCTTCGGCAGTTTCTCCATTTGCCTGACCGGCAAGATATTCATCCAGCTCCTTCTTTGCATCCTCGAGCTGCTTCTTTTTGGCTTCCAGCTCTTCCTGAGCTTTCTGCAGCTTCTCCTCTGCCTTCTTCACATTCTCCTCGCAGCGAATTACACGGTCCTGAGGAGTAAGCGGAGTGCGGGTTGCTGCTGCCTCACGGCGCTCCAGATACTTGGCATTGAGCTGTGTGCCTTCTTCGTCGAACTCTTCGGCAATCTTAATGCCCTCAGCTTTTACAACCTTGTGCATAGTCTTCGTTGCAAGCGGATTGCCTTCAATAGGAGCCGGAACTGAAATGCGGTAGAGCAAGCGCTGAGTTCGTTTGTCAGGCACGATTGCCACGATACGGCCGATTACCATTTCAATGTGCTCTTCGCCGTTTTCGTCTGTAGTACGGTATTTCTCAAATTCTACCGTTTTACCTACGTTGCCGATAACTTCGTTAACCTCTTCGGCAATTGCTTCCGGTGTCCATTCAATTTTGTCTGCCGGGTCTTTTGCTTTGCGAGCGCGGGCTTTTTTCTCCGGCTCAACAACTTCGTCCAGAATACGAACAAGATTGCTGTCATGTACCTTAACGATGCGGCGTCCGTCGTCTGTCTTGATTGCATAAAGCACCTTATTGCTGCGCTTCTCTTCAATCACTCCGGCGATATAGCCGTCAACCCATTCTGCGGTGTTGAAAGGAACTGCCTGACAACGGTGGTTAACGTTCTTCTTCAGCTCTTCAGCCAGTGCGTGACGCTCCTCGTCGGTCATCTTCGGCTTTTTCTCCTGAGTTGCCTTGCTACTGTTACTCATAGGATTAATTCCGCCATTCTCTTCAGCTGCTTTTATAGCCGCTTCTTCTTCTGGTGTCAATGGATTTTCTGTATCTTCGAACTCCTGTACAGAGTTTGCTACTTCAGACTGTGTTTCTCCTGACACTGAAACTTGGGTCTGTTCACGAGCTGCGAGTACGGCCTCGATAGCCTTCTTGTCTTCATCACTTGCCGTTGCTAAAAGAGCGTTCAGCTTCTTCGTTGTCATCTGCGAAAATTTCTTTGTTGCCATAATACTGTAAATTTTGAATTGTTATTAAAATGTTATTGTTTAATTTTGATATTGCAAATATACTATGTTTTTTTGAATTATTGAGCCACTTTGGGAACTTTTTTCCAAGTTTTATGTTAAAAAATATCAATTGAGTTTCTTAAACGGCCCTAAGAGTCCGAGAGTACTTATATTATATCCCTCCTTGCCAAAGAATTTGAGTGCCATATTGGCCAATTTCGTTGTCCCTAAGGCATCCGAAGACACTACTATGATAGCTACACAACCCTCATCGTTGGACACGATAGCACAATCCGAAATGGCTTCTATGAAGTTCTCCATACTGTCCAAATTTTCTCGAGTGGCCTCAACTTCAAGCCTATAAACCGTTACAAACATTTCATTTCTTGCCATGTTATTTAGCTTTTACGGTTTTGTAGCTCTTGCTTACCTCTACACTGAACACGCCGTGCCAAAGAGCAAATCGGATTGCTGTTTCTGAGTTGTTTTGTTCAACTGCAATTGTTGGTGTCAAAAACAATGTTTCTGACTTGGTTGCTGAAAATTTCATTGTTACCATATTACTGTAAATTTTTATTAGTTGCTCCGCAATAATATCGCGAAAGCAAGGGTTAAACTTAGTGCCGCTGTAGGTGTCGCTCCTAAAATCCGCTTCGCTTGATACTGTTCCACGAATATCGTTTCTCTCCGCAGCGGCTAAGGTCATGCATTCTCTTGAGGAGTGCCGTCCCATTCTGTTACTTGCTCGAGTACAATGTACCTGCGTTGCTTTGTGCGGCACATAAGAGCCGCATAGCTGTCTGCATCTGTTTTGTTATCAAACTTCTCCACAACTGTGGGATTGAAATTACCGCCGTTATAGGCAACTGCTACATAAAAAACTGTTGTTTTCATATTGCTGTAAATTTTAGTTGTTTTGGCTATCGCCATATCTTTTTAAGTATATGCAAATATACTACTTTTATTTTAATCTGATTACTGCTTTAAGAACTTTTTTCGTTAAATAATGTTGGCTATTTTACGTTCATTCTTGCTGCATATTCATCAATTTGTTCTCTTGTGAGCCACTCAGGTTTAACCGGCAACAAGTCATAAAGCTCTCGCATTTTATCGATTTGTTTCTGCTCGTCGTGAGCCCAAAGGCAATGCTCAGCATTTCGGCCGCCATAGCTAAGATAGTAAAGATAGTAATTGCAATCGCATTGAAGCCGGTTGAGTAGCATGTACTCAAATTTATAGTCTCTTGCTGCCATGTTAATATATTCTTAGAAATTTGTGCAAATATAGTCTCTTGCCGTACTTCACAATATACGCATAGCCATTTCTCTTGCTGTAGCGTATCTCTTGCCAACGGCCTCTCGTGACCTCTGGGTCCTTTACTGTGAACTTGATTGTGCTCACATACCTTGCCGCATCGCCTGAATGACTTATTTGTATCTCAATGCACTCGGCTCCGCCATGCAAAACTCCTGTTCTCTTGAACTGCGATTTGTTATTTTCCATTGCTGTTCTCTTGTTTTAGTTCAACACTTTTTACTGCCATGCCTCCATACATATTACTAGCTGCATATCTCTCGGCCTGTTTTGTTGCTCCTTGGAGCGACACAGATTGAAATTCCTTTGTAGTGAAGTAACCACCATTCTTCAATTGCGGATTGCTACGCCAGAATGTAACGATATAAGTTCTCTTGCTGCTCATATTATTCTTCTGTTTGTTTTCCATTGTTCTCTTGTATTACTTCTTGAATAACCACTGCAAATCTCACTCCAAAGTTGAAATAAACGTCTTCGCCGTAAACTTTTACCTTACTTGTTTCCGGCCAGTCACGCTTGACGTTATTCAGCTTCATTCTTTCGAGCTCCTTGTCTGTAAGGAGCTCGCCTTCTGGGCAAACATCAGTTGCTTTCAGAACCATGTTATAAATTCTCTTGCTGCTCATATTCTCCTGTTTTAATTATTTAACTGCTTCTAATACAAGATGAGCAATTGTTTCCTCATCATACCCAGCTTCTCTGAGTTGCTGCTCGTACTCTATGAGCCAACCGAATGTACTTTCATCCATATTGTAGTTTATTTTAATTCTCTCGGCAATATTGCCAATTGTGCCCAGCAGGAGAGTCGAACTCCTGTACGTCCAACCCGGGCGAACGGCTCCGGCGTCCCACTGTCGTGGAACAACCGGCTATCCGTTTTATCGAATATTTATGCCGTTCTCGTCTACTGTAATTACCTCAACCAGCATTGCCTTGCCAGGTATTTCTCTTGTCTCGGTAATTTTCTTGCCGTCCTCTTCACGTTCTACTGTCTCCTTTTTCGGTTTGTCTTCTTTGTAGATACAGTAAGTGTGTTCGTAGTAGCCGCGCAAATCGTCGCGTTTTGCTGCGTCCTTGATACACTCGAGGATATTTTTTTCGGCATAGTAGTGGCATTCACTGGCAAACATTCTCTCGCCGGTTATTTCCTCGCTGTCAATTCTTACTTCTCCTGTTTCCAACATACTGTTTGGAATGTTCGTCAATACGAAACGGTAATTTCTGTTTACTTTCATTGCTGTAATGTTTTATTGTTATTACTTATTTTATCTATGCAAATATACTAATTATATTTGAACCGGAAAAACTTTTGAGCAACTTTTTGTGTTAAATTTTGTTTGTAACCTCGGTTGTTTCGTTCGTTATTTCCGATATGCAAATATACAAATAATATCTGATATGCGAAACTTTTTGGATAAAAATTTTCGGTAGGAATTTAAGGTGCTAAAAAAAATAACATAGGAAAATTCTCAGGCTTAAGTTGTGTTAAATCGGATGGTTGTTAACCACATTTAACATTCTGGCAGTTAGCCAAGTAGCATGTACAATAAATTTCAATATGGCGAAATATAGCGAGTTAGGAAATGTTAAATTTACGTTAAGAATTGTGGCTCAATTCCTGTGTGGCTGTGAGCCGGCTCTGGCCAGAATGATTGTGGTACCAGAGTGGCTGTGAGCCGGCTCTGGCCAGAATGATTGTGGTACCAGAGTGGCTCCGTGGCTCAATCTAACATTTCCTAACCTGTTCTGAGCCTCTCAGCCATATAAACTATCATCGCAAGGATTTGAACGCGATACGGGTCACGAGATTAAGCCAAACAGGCTCAGAGCCATTCAATTCATTTGTTAAAGCCTGTTAACACGCTGGCTCAGAGGCTCGCAGGCTCGTGAGGTGAGGGATGAAAGCAGTTAGGCCCCTGGCGCGGTGCCGGCGTGCCCCTATATATAGTATATAGAGCCATGTCCATAGGCAGAAAAATTTTTTGGCTTCAAATCATTCTCGCAAATTGCCACCAAATCATATATAAGTATGAGCAAGGCCCAGAGGCTCATAAATTCTCATTCTTGCATACATTCTCGCAAATATCTATCTAGGCCCTTAGACTTAATAGGGAATTGACAAAATGACATTCTCGCAATAAAGAAAAAATTTTTCAAAAGAAACAAAATAAACAACGATAAACAAGCTATTGTTTCTCAATAAATGATTGATTTTCAATGAGTTAGACGTATTATAAACAAAGAAACAATAATATAGTTAAATCTCTTACATATAGAATTGAAATATAATAAAAGTATATTATAATAAAATAAATAGGCTAAATATATTATAATATAAGTATAAATGACAAATAAGATAATAAGTATATAGGAATATCGTTTATGTCGTTTACGCATTCTCGCAGATAGGCTTATATCATTGAAAATCAATCACTTATAAAATTTTTCTGTAAACAATGAAATTTTTTCTTCGTTTCTGGACAGCCATTGTTTCTCAATGCCATCCAGCCTTTTAGCTGGTAAAATAACTTTTTTCATTCTCGCAGGCAAAATATATTTTAACAAAAATACTTTATTAGAAATTGTTATATTAAAAATATAATTAGTATATTTGCAAACGAAATTATATATAAAACAGATAAACATGATAACAATAGAAGGCATAAATGTCGATACAGTTTCTTCAGTCGATAAGCTGATGACAGAATGGGCTCTATTCACAGTAGAATTTGAGTATGACTGCAAAATGCTTGTATGCCATACATTCAATTATCCTGTATTTAGAGGTATCAAAAAGCTAATAGCCCATATCCTTAATAACAAGATGGAAAATCTTGAATTGAGGCGTGCACTTTTATCTAGCAAGTATATAACAGTAGATATACTTGAAGATATGAAAGACAATATGCATGAAGGAATGTTGCTTGATGAAAAGAAAAGTATTATGCTTAAAGAAAAATATAGGCTCATAAAAAAGTATAATACTTATTATCCATACGGGTACAATATACTTACAGACTCATCTTCAATAAGAGGAGAGCATGAATATGCCTATGCTTTATACGATGAACTTGTAAAAGAAATAGATGCTCATGCTTTATATGTCCCATCTGACCTTAAAGTAATACAAAGAGGAAGACCGGGCAAAATGGTTCATAAGTTTAACGCAAAAACCGGATTATATTTAGAAACGTATAATTCTGTAAAAGAAGCCGCTATTGCTACTAATACAAGCCCGAGTAATATAAGTGCATGTTGCAATGATAAACTAGGCCAAAAAACAACAGGAGGCTTCAAGTGGTCTTATGAAAAAGATGTAATGTTTGCAAATTAAAAAAATTGATATGAAAACAGATAAAATAGCACAGAAATTAGCAGATATACTGCCATCACGCCCAATAGTTCCTGGGATGTCTAATCCAGATACATCCAAGCTTGTAGAACAAGAGGCCACGCGCATCAAATCAAAACAAGATGCGAAGGAATTGGCTCGTATTAAGTATCTTGAAAAGCAAAAGCTTAAAAATCTTCAAGCTAAACAAGAAAAACGCCAATCGTTAGCAGAAGAACTCGGTGTGGAAGAAATACCAGATGGCCAAACTGAACTTCAAGCCAAACGCATCGTAGAGCAGCAAAAACGAGTTGAGGCTATTGAGGCACTTGAGGCTCAGACTGTAGAGCCGCTTAAAGCAACTGAGTTAGCAGAACGCCATGACTCGGGCAAAGGCTCATATTCATCAGCTATACGCTCAGCACTTCAGTTACAAGGAGCATCAAGGCCTGAAATAACAAAGCTTCTTACTAGCCTTAATATAAACTTAAGTGTTCAGCTTACAAAGCAAGACACGGCTAACTTATTGGCGTGTTTATTGACTTGTAATGAAAGTCAGCTTCAGGCTCTTATGAATAACAAGAAAATACCTGTTGTAATCAAAACAGTTATTAAGCGCCTCATAGAGGATATGAAACTCGGCAATATAGAAACAGTTGAGAAGCTTTGGGACCGTATATTTGGTAAAGGCCAAATGCAATTAAGTCTCCCAGAAGGGCAGCAGCTGCAAACAGGCATTATTCCTAATGTGCCTGTGAGTCGTGAAGCGTATCTGATTATACGTGAAAACTTAATAAAGTAATAAAACTTAAAAGAATATGGCACTAACAGATAGCAATTTCGTAGCTTTGAAAGAGAAAGAATATGCTCTTTCACATGAGTATTTATTATCTATATTAGATTATAATCCGGAAACAGGTGTATTTAGATGGAAATACGCAAATAAGTTACGTAGAGATAGTCCTAGTGTAGGAGATATAGCTGGTACTACTATAGACCATAAGGGGTATTCTAATATAGTAATAGGCCAAAATGTATATAAAGCACATAGATTGGCATGGTTCTATCAATACGGAAAATGGCCAGATGATAATATGGAAATAGACCACATAGACGGAAATCCATTAAATAATAGAATTGACAACTTACGTCTTGCATCTGGTATACAAAACAGCAGAAACCGTAAAATGCATACAAATAATACATCGGGCCATACAGGAGTTTATTGGCATAAAAGACAACAAAAGTGGGTAGCAGCAATAGGGAATGGTAAAAGAAAAAATGGAAGAGCCCTGTACGATTGCTTAGGCTATTTTAACACATTCGAAGAAGCAGTAGCTGCAAGAGAAGCGGCAGAAATAAAATATAATTATACACAGCCAAAAAGATAAATATTATGACAAAGTCAATTAAAGAAATGCAAGAAACAACATTAGATGCCACAAAACCAGGCATGGTTAATGCTATAGAGATGTTACGTCTTGAGGCTTTGACGTCATTTGAAAAGTATACAAAACTTATGTTTAAAGCCCAATACCATACTTCATATATAATAGCTGAGCATCATAGAAAAATTATAGATGCATTGCAGAAAGTAGTTGATGGTGATATAACCAGATTAATAATTAATATTGGGCCAAGGTATGGGAAAACACAACTCGTAATTAAATCATTTATAAGTTGGTGTTTTGCATTAAATCCAAGGTGCCTTTTTTTACACCTATCATATTCAGACCTTTTAGTAAATGATAATTCAGATAATATACGAGAAATAATGTCTCTTGAAATATATAAAACACTTTTTCCGAAATCAGCACTTGCATCTGAGAAAGGCTCATCTAAAAGGTGGAAAACTAAAGCAGGCGGAGAGCTTTATGCCGTATCAACCCAAGGCCAAGTAACAGGATTTGGCAGTGGCCGCCTTGATTCAGATATTGATACAATGGACGGAGGCAATGACATATTTGTCTTTGATGATCACACCAACGAGCTATTAAAAATGGTCGGAGCTACTACAAATATATTCCAAGGCGCAATTATGATTGATGATCCAATAAAACCTGAGGACGCAGTATCTGATTTAGTAAGAGAGCGTGTAAACCAACGTTTTGAAAATACAATTCGTAACCGTGTTAACTCGCGTAGGACACCCATCATTATTATAATGCAAAGATTGCACGAGCATGACCTCTGTGGCTATTTGCAAGAGATAGAGCCAGATACATGGACTGTTTTATCACTTCCAGTTATACAAACAGACCCTGAGACAGGAGAAGAACATGCTCTTTGGCCAATGAAGCACAATCTTGAAGAACTGTATAAACTACGAGAGATTAACCCAGTAGTATTTGAGACCCAATATATGCAAAATCCAATTCCTACTGAGGGCCTTATGTATCACGAGTTTAGAACATATCAAAATATAGAATTGCCATCAGGCTCTAAAGCTAATCAAAGATGGTGTTACGTTGATACAGCTGATACTGGCTCTGATTATTTATGTGCAATTTGCTTTATAAATACTCCAGAAATGCTATATGTAATTGATGTGCTATACACACAACTGCCCATGGAAAAAACTGAAGTAATGTTGGCTAAAATGCTCACAGAAAATAGTATAACAGAATGTCTGATAGAGTCCAATAATGGTGGTAGGCAGTTTGCTAGAAATGTAAAGCGTATTACAAGAGCTACTTTGCATAATTTCAAAACAGCCATAAATACTTTTACACAGACAAAAAATAAAGCTGCTCGTATTTTTTCAAATTCAGCTCTTGTTAACTCAGATGTAGCGTTTCCAGAAAATTGGGATAAAAAATGGCGTGAATTCTATAATGCTATTACAACTTATCGTAAAGATAATAAGCGAAGGGCTGCTCATGATGATGCACCAGATGCACTTACAGGCGTAATTGAAATGAGACTTAGAAAAGCTGGAAGGAAGAAAATATCATTGAGAAATTGAGTTAAAATTCATATTCTCGCATTATTCTCGTAATTTCTAGGCTTCTAATTATATATGAATGATTAAATCATAAGCCTTGAATGAACATAGTGCGAGAATGAGACGATAAAAATACTTAGTTAAAAATTGTCAAAAAGTATACAGCTTTCAATTTTTATTAGTATATTTGCACAGTGAAGAAGTTTATTTCTGAACAATACAGGTAATTCGATGCTAGTTAAGGGTAGCTGCTCGGTAGTATTAACATTAAAAACATAAAGAACAATGGGATTAAATTGTGGATGCCCTGCCGCAGCACATCTTGCTGACCTTGAGATTAACGATTGCAAGGAAAGCATGGGGCAAATTCAAAAAGTTGCATTCCAGCGTATCTATAAGACTGCTGGAGAGTTGAACTCTGTCGCAGACCCGACTAAGAAAGCATCGTTTGCCACTTTGTTTTCTGCAGCCAATGGTACTAAGATGACAGTGTCGCCTTATATTCAGAGTCCTACTACAGAACCTGGAGCAGCTCGTACATTCGGTGGTGGAAACCAGACGCTTGGAGGTATTCCTATTACAATTGGTCGTGAAGCAACAAACTTTACCGGTGTAATTTATCAGGAAAACCAAAAAGTTATTGCTCAGTTGAAGCAGTATCAGTGTGAAAACATCGGTGTTTATCTTATCGACGAAAATGGCAACATTGGCTGTTTGGTAGATGACCTTGATGACCCTACTAAGTACATGCCTATTCCTATCTACAGTTTCTTTGTAGGAGATAAGTCACTTGGCGGATATGAAGAGCCTGATAGCAATGCTATTAGCTGGTCTTTTGTTCCTAACTGGAGTGATAAGTTCTACATTATCAAGCGTGAAACTTTGGACTTTAATCCTCTCACTGATTGGGTTAACGTAGCTTCCGCTGGAGCTTAAAAAATTTCAGCTATGAGTGTAAGAAAGAAAAAAGAACAAACGGTAACGCTGGTTGTGCCTAAGCATAATATCAAGCAAGAGTTCGGCCTTCAACACGCAGAACGATTGCTTGATATGGGCCCAGCCCTAAACGGCGGGTGGGAACTGCCTCAAGATAGTAACTATTATTACGACGAAGAAAATGGGCTTAGAGTTAAATCAGATAAAGCAAATTCTGCAAAAACCGTCTAAAAGACAGGTTATTCAGAAAGCTGTAAATATGCAGCGCCGTCTTAGGTTCCATACTGAGACGAATATTGCTGTATCTGATATTAACCAACCTACTACCATATTCTTAGATTGGGTAAAGCATCTGCTTCCAAAAGATAAGTTCAACATATTCTTGCAGCTGTTCAAATTCCCGTTGCCAACACCTGCTGTAGTTGAGGACGTCTATAGAGAGCTCGAAAGAGTTTTCTATAGCCGTAACTCATCTAGCTCATATCAGTTTACAGACTCAGAGCTTGCAGAAGACTGGGCCTTGTATCGCAAAAGCAATCTTAATGAGCCAGAGGTATGGAAGACAATGGGATGGAAGCGAATGCAGGTATCGCCCAATAGTATTTTAGTAATTGACCTTCCTCAAGTACAAACTACATCACGCCCTGAGCCATATTTTTATTGGCTTGAAATTGATGCTGTAGTCGATTACCAGCTTTCTAAGCAAGATGAAAACTTGTTTGAGTGGCTTATTTTCAAACAGCCGGAACACAGAATAGCTGTATTTGATGATACTTCTATAAGAGTTTATCAACTCAACGAAAAGAATGAAATTCAGTCATTAGTTTCTGAAGCTCAACACGATTTAGGATATTGCCCGGCTAGGTTCTTTTGGTCTACACAGCTCAATGAGAAGAACAAGGACCTTAAGAAAAACCCAATCACCAAGGAGCTATCAAATTTGGATTGGTATCTGTTTTTTTCTATATCCAAACAGCACCTTGACCTTTATGCTCCTTATCCTATTTATAGCGCCTATGAGGCTGACTGTAACTTTGAGAATAATGAGACTGGTGACTACTGCGATGGAGGCTTTCTTCGCAATGCCAAAGGTGAGTACAAAATACTCAATGATGGCACAGTGGAGAAATGCCCATGCTGCAGTGAAAAGCGAATAGCTGGACCTGGTTCATTCTTAGAGGTGCCCATTCCTAATCAGACCGAGGGTGTAGCTGATATGCGTAACCCAGTCCAGATTACCACTATCGATAAAAACTCACTTGACTACAATGTCAATGAGTGTGCAAGGCTTAAAAATGAGATTGTTGTTTCAGTAGTTGGTTCAGGAGGTACAGTAAGTGAAAAAGAAGCAATCAATGAAACTCAAGTAACTGCTAACTTTGAAAGTAAGACTTCAGTGCTTAACGCACTTAAGACTAATTTTGAATTGGCTCAGAAGTTCATAGAAGATACTGTATGCAAACTCAGATATGGAAGTGCTTTCATCTCTTCTTCGATAAACTGGGGTACAGAGTTTTACGTTTTCACAGTAACAGAGCTTTACTCTAAGTATAAACAAGCAAAGGATAATGGAGCGTCTAATTCAGAACTTGATGCCATATCGCAGCAAATCCTTGAAGTTGAGTATCGTAACAATCCTTTGGTACTTCAGAGAATGCTGATTTTGAAACAGTTAGAGCCTTATCCACATAAAACCTTGGATGAAGTGTTAAAACTGTATGAAAAAAAGTTAATTGATGAAAATCTGGTAAAACTTAAGATAAATTTTAGTACTTTAGTCGAAAAATTCGAGCGTGAGAACATTAACATAATTGAGTTTGCTTCAAACAAGCCAATGAGAGAAAAAATCGATATAATTAACAAAAAACTTTTAGAGTATGTTACAGAAAATGACACTACAGGAACTGCAGAATAGCACTGTTGACGCACTTAAGCAGGCTCATATTGCAGCTAAAGCCCATCAAGCCGGTCTCCAGAAGCTTAAATCAAGCAAAGATAAGAGGTGGACAGAAACAATGCAAGAAGACCTTGATGCTACAGCTCTTTATATTGTAGACATTGAGGATGTTCTCGAAGAAAAAACTTCATCTACTAACAATGGTGAATATGAGCCAAAAGCTGGTACTGAAAAGCTTGTACATCTGTCGATTGTAAAAGGTCGCCGCTTTAATCCTATGACAGGAGAAGAAGAAAGCAAGCCATGTACTCAGTTATTTACATTTGCTGAGTGGCAACTTTTCAAAAAGAATTTCAAAGGTCTCGGCTATTCTATAATGAAAGTATTGCATGACCCGTACGGAGAGGCAAAAGATTTTGTTGCAAAAGAAAATTAAAAACTTAAAATATCAAAGCTATGTTAACAATTGAGATGCTACGACAAAATTCAGCATTAGCTGGTCTCTCTGATGCTCAGCTTACAGCAATCGCTGAAATGTCAAGAAATGATGAAAATACGGTAATTGGTACTAAAATTGGTGCTTTGCATGGACAATATGATACCGATATTTTCAATATTACTGGAGTAAAAAAAAGAGATGGTGAAAAGAGCTATGATTACGCTAAGCGCGTACTCGGCGAATATAAAACAAAAGCTGAGTCTGTAAAAACAGTACAAGCAGAGCTCGATGCAGCTAATGCTAAAGTAACTGAGTTGCAGACAAAGCTCGAGAAAAATGCAGGAAATGAGGAGCTTACTCAGCAGCTTAAAGATGCTAAAGCTCAAGTTACTCAGCTTCAATCTAAGCTTAAAACTGAGCAAGATAACTACAAAACAAAAGAAGCTGAATTTAACAAGCAACTGAAAGATGTACACGTAGATTATGCTTTTCAAGCTGCTACTACAGGTCTTAAGTTCAAAGCTGGTATTACTGAGCCTATTCAGAAAACACTGCTTAATGCAGCAAAAGCTGAAATTTTGGCAAAAGGTACACCTGATTTTGTAGAAGATGGTCAAGGAGGTAAGAAACTTGTTATTCGAGGAGCTGATGGAAATATCCTTAACAACCCGAAAAACAATCTTAATCCTTATACTATTTCTGAGCTTGTTATGGAAACATCTTTGAAAGATGTAATTGATGCAGGTCGCAAACAAACAGGTGGCGGTACAGGAGGTTTTCAGGGACGAGGCAGTCAAGGAGGAACACTTGATTTGACTGGAGTAAGAACTCAGCTTGAAGCAGACAAAGTAATTGAAGCTCATCTTCTTGCAAATGGCTTAACTCGTGACTCTTCAGAGTTTGGAGAAAAGCTTACAGAAATAAGAAACGAAAACAACGTGGCAACTTTGCCAATAAGATAAAAAGGCACATCCTAAAAAGAAGAGAAATTAAAAAATGCTATTAGGCGTAAAAGGGTAATGCACCATATAGCAAAATGTTTAACAAATTAAAAACTAAAAATTATGAGCTTAGTATTAACTCGTATTCAGAACACTCTTGCTAATTCCAGATTGGATAAGTATGAGTATCGTGCAAGTAGGTACGGCGCGCTCGATGCTTTTATGGTGCAGTCGAATGACCCTACAGGTATTTTAACCCCTGAGTTAAAAGAGAAGGCCCGTACTTCTATCGGTACTACTCTTCAAACTCCAGTAATTGACTATGATGCAGATATTACTATCGGTAATACTCGCTCTTTGACAATTGCTGATAGTGAAAACACTTCTCGGTTTGTTGACATTACGTTTGCTACCTATTCATGGGGCTTTACTATTGCTCCGGCAATGTACATGAACAATGAAATTGGTATTCAGCGTGACTTTGACACTAAGTTGATGAAGTATGCATACGCTGTCGCAAAGAAACTTGATGAAGCCGCTTTGGCTATTTTAGCCGCAGATAAAACTCAGGTTCTTAAGAACAAGCTGTTGTATGATTTTTCAACTAACGCATTGAATGCGAAGTGGACAGAGCGTGAGAACGTATTTGGCGACCTTGAGGTACTTATGGGAGCAAATGACTTCTATGGCCAGTTGCATATTATTGGTGACCCTGGAGTTGAGAGTATTATGCGTAAGCTGCAACAGCATGGCTTGTACAATGACGTAAACAAGCAGAATGAGTTTGGTAATAAGATTATTCACTTGACGAACAACCTTGCAGCTGCTAGCAGTAAATATGCGCAGGGTTATGCCGTGAATGCAGGTTCACTTGGAATGCTGTTGCGTTATGAGCGTGATTGCTTGCTCGGAACTGTTTCAGGTGACGGCCATGAGTGGGGTATTGCTACTTATCCTGTTATTAACATGCCTGTTGGTACGTACTTCTACGACTCTGTAGGAGACTATAACACTATTGCAGGAGCTGCTACCGCTGATATGACTCGCACCCGCAAGGAACATTACGGATTTGCAGTTGATGTAGCATTTATTACTGCTTATAACAGTAATAGAGCTACTTTGCCTAGTCCTATTCTTGCATTCAACGTTTCTAGCGAAGATGCAGTTTATGCTAAACCGGTAGTAGTTATGAACTCAACCGATAATCCGGTTAACACTAAAGAAGCAGGTGCCGGTGCGTAATACTTAATAGCAAATCTTTGAGTTGTTATTAGCTTTGGCAGGAGGCACTGAGGAAAATACCTTAGTGACCTCCTGTTTTCATTAAAACATGTAAAAATTATGGTTAGAGCTATAGATATACAAGAAAAATTACTCCATTTAATAGGATGGGAGCAAAATTATGACACATCAGACTTAAAAATATCTGATGCTTTAACTGTGAGCGAAAGCGGTTTATATTTTCAGCAAATTCATCCACTGCTGACACTGCAGAATATGTCTTGTATCGCTCCAGATTTTAAGAACATGACCTTTGAGGAGTATAATGCAGAAAAGTCATATTCTAAAGGCAATGTCATAAAGTATGGAAGTCTTTTATATAAGGCTTTACAGAATTCAACTGGAAAACAGCCTGATATTGAGTCTGAGTATTGGGTTGAAACCAATCCATTTTCTGAATGGCTTGAAAGCAAAACAAAAGCTAGTATTCAAAAAGCCATTTCACGATATTGCAATGAAAAAATCGCGCAAGGTACATATAAGACTTTATGCGAAAATAAAACATTATTTGATGGAACTGGCCGTTTAGTAGATATTGTAAAGAATAAGAAAAATCTAGTTGGCTTTGAAATTGTGCCAATAAGAGCAAAAGGCGTAACTACTAAAATCAATAAAATAGGTTTACAATTTACAGAACCTGGTGAATATACACTATATCTTATGCATTCTAGCATGGATGCACCAGTCAAGATAATAAAGCTTAATAAGATACGTAAAAACAGCATTGAATGGTTTTCGCTTAATGATGTATATCTGCCTTATCAGAGTGAAGACAATGATGCTGGAGGAAGTTGGTATTTGTGCTATTTTCAATCTGAGCTTCCAGAAGGAAGTCAAGCTATCAGAAAAGACAAAGACTGGTCCAAAGAACCTTGTAACTCATGTTCACGCAGAGAATACTTGGCTTGGATGGCATGGTCAAAATATATAGAAGTGCACCCATTTTTTGTAAATGAAGAACTCATAAATGGGATGCAAGATGACTTTAACGATGATTTTAACAATGATTTTTCAAAGCAGCCTATACATTTATGGGATGTTGATAATAACCAATATACCTATGATAACAACTATGGCTTAAATCTTGAACTAACTATAAGCTGTGATATTACAGACTTTATAATTGAGCAGCGAATGTTATTCCAAGATATTATAGCAAAACAAGTAGCAGTAGATATGCTTCGTGAATTTGCCTATAATGCCAATGTTCGTACAAATAGGCATTCAATAAATGCTTCTAGGCTTGATATTCTATATGAAGTTGATGGCGACTCTTCATCTATGAAAAAATCAGGTCTTAGCTATCAACTCGATATGGCATTTAAGGCAATTAAGCTTAGTACTGAAGGAATAGACAGAGTTTGTCTTCCTTGCAAAAACAATGGTATAAAATATAGAACTGTATAGTATGGCTGTAAAAAGGTATAATGCAACACTTCGCAATCTTGAATATCGCTTGAGAGCATTCAAAGATAGCTTGCCTATGCTATTGGAAGATATTGTCCGTGATAAAGAGGATGTGATAGTATCTGCAATAGCAGATGACCAGTTGTATCGCAGAGGTATCAATGGCCGAGGCGAAAAGATTATGGATTATATGCCTTATGCACCTAAAACTATACAAAACAAAAAGAGGAAAGGCCAACCGACAACTCGAGTTACCTTACGAGACACTGGAGCTTTTCATGAGTCAATGTATGTAGTATTTGACTCAGAAGGATTTTATATAACGGCGAGTGATGAAAAAACTCAAGACCTTGTTGAAAAATATGGGGAAGAGATATTCAGGTTGACAGATAAAAACTTTACAAGAATAATCCGCTCCCATATAAGAAAAGAGCTTGTTAAACGGTTAAAAAGAGCCATAAGACAATGAAAGAAAGTTCTGTACAAATAAGATATAAAGATAATCCTGTGTTACTTGATAAGATATTGCAGGATATGCAAAAGTCGCTTATGGAAAAGCTTAAGTGGCTTAATTATGCATTTGGAAGAGCTTACAAACTCGTAGAGCATAGGCCTGATGGCAATAAATTCATATATCCAGCGTCATACAACGGTAATGGAGAATATGTATCACTTTTGCCCAATGACAACTTTGGTAATTTTTCATGGTTTGATATATATGACCCGCAAAAAATCACTCAAGTAGTGCAATCTTTACCCCAGTATACTTTCAGCGGGGCCATTATATTTTGGTATGATTTAAGCAGTATCTACGATGATGAAACTGTGCTTCACACTGAAGAAATTAAAGATGAAATAATACGAGTACTGACGACACCTGGTATTATTACAACTACAGGTAAACTTGTTATCAATGATATATACGAGCGCTTTGAAAACATATACAAAGGGTACTCTATAGAAAAAATATATAACAATTATACTTATAAAGGAGAAGGCATACAAGATATTGATAAACAATTCTTTATGTACCCTTATGCAGGAATTAGAATTGAGTTCACTTTAACAACTAGAGAATTATGTCAACGGTATATTTTATAACATTGCTTTCGGCTTTAATATATATAGCCTTAGCAGCAGCATTCGTTATATTGCTGATTGGAAAATTAGGCATAAGAGACAATATAATTGCCAAAGCACCTAAGCTAATTTCTCAATTATTCGATTGTGATTTTTGCTTAAGTTTTTGGGCGTCGCTCATTCTCGCTGTCATTCTCGCTATTTTCTTTAGAGAGATGAATATCTTATTTATTCCAATAATATCAACCCCTATAACGCGAATTTTGATATGAAAAGCCTACTTATAAATAAAAAAATTGTACGGGTTTATGATAGCATAGATGAAATGCCAATCATAAATTTTCAAAAGTACAATAAATATCTGCTTATTGACTCAGGCATTGGGTCAGATGCGGATGATATTGATGCTCATATAGTAAAGATAGCAAAGTATATAAAATCAAATAATAATAGAAAGGCTTTGCAGGAATTGCAAAATATGCGGCAGAATATCTACATGGTAAACAGTGAAATATCGCCGAAGTATTTAGCTTTTGCTGCTCTTATACATAGTGTGGACGGAAAAGAAGTTAATGATTTGTCAGATGACGGGCTTAAAAAATTACTTCAGGACCTTAAAGAGATTAAGCATTCTAAAGTCATAGATTTTCTTTTGTGGCTTAAAAAAAAAGTCACAAGTGAACTAGAAATATACTTTCCGGGTGATTTTGTAAATCCAAAGGAAAAAGAAGCTTATGATAAGCTTAAAGCTAGAACACTTCTTGTATTAGACTCAGTTATAAATGATACTGATAATTCAAAGCAAATTGAGGCTATAGATATAATGATGCTTAACATGCATACGCCGAAAACATATATAGGAAGTGAGTCCGTTGAGGTTAAATATGATAAGCAATTTGAAAGTACTTGTTTACTTATAGCTCAAAAAACAAGCATGGATGCTAGAAAGATGACAGTACTTCAATTCTATAATGCTATCGATAATATAAAAGCTCAAGCAGAAGCCGAGGCAAAGAGTTTGAAACGTAATAAACATAGGAAATAATTATGGCTGAAGACGATAAAATAAAATATAGTGACATAATACAGCCAGACGACTCTATCGAAAAGCTTGTAAAGCAATTAGGAGAACTCAACCAGCAGTATGAAGTCATGGTGAATGCTATAAGAGCAGGCGCAGATAGAGTTGTGCATGCTCTTAAGTCTGTTAGTGGAGCTACGAGTGATGGGCGTAAAAGTATTGATGAAGCTACGGCTTCTACATCAAGGCTTGAACGAGCACAGAATGAGCTTAAGCTTGCTATATCAGATACTGGTAAACAGATAGCATGGCTTAAAGCTCAAACAGCAGATGCAAATAGAACTACCGTAGAACAGCAACGCTATTTGCAACAAGCTGTATCGTCTTATGATAGGCTTAAATCTGACTTAAAAGAGGCTGTATCACTGTATAAGTCTCTTACAGACGCAGAAAGAGCAGATAGCCAAATGGGCCAGCAGCTTTTGAATGATATTATCAATCTTAAAAATCAAATTAAGGCTCTTGATGATACCATGAAACCTCATATTCAAACTTTATCTGAAGTTGAAAAAGCTGAACAAAGGTTAGCTTATTTACAGTCAGATGAAGGTAAAAGATTACTTGAGTTAAAAGCTAAGATTGCTGAGCTTACTTCTGCTAGAAAACAGCAGAAAGCTACAGTAGACCCATTAGCTCAGGCTCAAGAGAAACTTGCCTATGCTCAATCAGAAGAAAATCAGCAGCTTAAACTCTATTCAACTCAAATACGAGAAGCAAATCAGATTGCTCAATTACAGGCTACAATTGCTAATTCTGCAGAAGGTTCTTATAATAGACTTTCAGCTCAATATGCATTAAATAAAATACGACTTAATCAGATGTCTGCAGCTGAGAGAGAAGCTGCTGACTCTGGTAAAAAGCTTGAAGCTGAGACAAATGCAATTTATCAGCAAATGATAAAATTGCAAGAAGCAACAGGTAATTATAGATTGTCTGTAGGCCATTACCAAAAAACATGGGATGGTTTAGGCATTTCTATTTCTCAAGTAGTACGAGAATTACCTGCTGCAGCTGTATCGCTTAATACATTCTTCTTAGGTATATCAAATAATATACCTATGGTAGTTGATGAAATTAACAGATTACGCGCTCAGAATAAACTTTTGCAAGCAGAAGGTAAAGCAACAGTAAGTGTAACAGGTTCAATAGTTAAGGCTTTGTTTAGCTGGAATACTGTACTTGTTATATTGCTTACTGTATTTTCCATGTTTGGCAAACAGATTATAACATGGGTTGGTAATCTTTTCAAAGCAAAAAACGCTGTTGTATCTACAACTGAGGCTCTTGATAATATAGCTAAAGAACTTGAAGATACTAATGGCAGCTACGGCAATAACATTGTAAAGCTAAAGCAATTACAGCAGGAATGGAAAAATCTTGAAACTACTGCTAAAAAAGACCAGTGGATTAAAGACAACAAATCTAATTTTGACCAGCTTGGAGTATCTGTTAATAATGTAACAGATGCTGAAAATGTATTTGTAGATAATACTGAAGCTGTAATCAATGCTCTTAAATTAAGAGCTAAAGCTGCTGCTGCTCAAAAGTTAGCCGCAGATGAATACGAAAAAGCTTTAATTGCTAGAAATAAAGCAGAAACAGAAGCAGGTAAAGGCCCATCAGGTTGGGATAAATTCAAAAACTGGTGGGTACAAACAAGCTTACGAGCTACTGATGAATACGGTATGGGTCCATCTGCAGCTAATTTACAGGTAGCTGACCAAGTATCTGCAGAAGATTTTAGACAACAGAGAATTAAAGACCTCAATGATGAAGCAAATGCTGCAGAGAAAACAGGAGATGCATACTTTGACTTAGCAGCTGGATATGAAAAAGCTGCTAAAGCTCAGCTTGAAGCTGCTGGCATAGAAGGAAAACATAAGACACGCGCAAGAGAGCCGCGTGATTTAACTCGTACTATAAACCAGAATGATATAAAAACACAAAGAGAGTACGAGGAAAGTGTAACTGAATTACTTAAAGATGAATATGCTAAAAGGCGTAAAGCTGCAGCCGACCAGGTCCAGGATGAAAATAACAAGCTTCGTGAGATGTATCGTCTTAACGAAGAATATGTTAAAAATGTAGATGGGAAATATAAAAAGCTTACCGAAGACCAGAAGAAACAAATTGATAGGCAGCAAGAGCTTATAACTAAGACTATTGCTAATAATTTACGAGCATTAGACCTTCAGTTACAACAAATTCAGAATGAGCAAAAAGTTGCTTCTTTACAGACACAGCGTAATACTATAAATCCTACTGATACTAGTGCAGCAACTGAAGCAGCTCAAAATCAAGAGTCTACTGTAACTACCAATGTAGTAGTTACACGTGACGCTTCTCAGGTGGAAGCCTCGTTGGTAGAAGAGCGCAAACTCATGGAAGAAAATCTTGATTTGGAATATGCTTTGATACTTGATACTAATAAGAGATTATTAGAAGCAGGAGATAACCAAGCTCGTTCTGAAGAAGAAATACTTATTGAGCTCAACAAGAAAAAACTTGAGCTGTGGAGTGAGTATGACCAGAAAATCTTAGATGCAAGAGAGCGTGATATTGAAAATCAGCTTGAGCTTGTTAAAAAAGGCAGCGAAGATGAACTTAATTTGCTACTTCAGCAAAATGAAATACGTAGGCAATTAGCTTTAGCGCAAAATGCTGCTAAACCCGCAGAACAGCAAGTAAGTACGTCTGTAATAAATGCACAGTTTGATAAGTCTGCAGCTCAAACTAAAGGGTCATTCCAAATGACCAGCTTTGATGAACAACAGGCTTTAGATGAAGCTATATTCAATGAAGTTAAACGAAGTGAAACAGAAATAACTCGGTTTAAGCTTGAGCAAGAAAAAGCCAGATGGCAAGAACAGATAAGACTTGCTGAGTCTGGTGGGCTTGATTGGAGTCAAGCTCAAATAGATGCTGCTAAATCTACCGTAAAAGGAATAGACCGTGAATTATCTGAGCTTGATAACTTCATAATGAATATTGGCAAAAAAGGTTTAGGAGGTACTTTACTTGAAAAGCTTGGCTTCGACGATGACCAGATAGATGCTCTTGGAGATGCAGTTAATATAGTAATTGAACAACTTCAGTCTATAATGGATGCCGAAGTTCAATTAGCAGAACAAGCTGTAGAAGCTGCAGAAAAAAGAGTAGAAGCTGCACAGAGTGCTTACGATGCAGAAGTAGAAGCAAGAAATAATGGATATGCTAACAATGTAGCAACAGCTAAAAAAGAACTTGAACAAGAAAAGAAAAACCAGCAAGAAAAACAGAAAATGCTTGCTGCTGCCCAAAAGCGTCAAGAAAATCTTAATACTGTAATTCAAGCATCTTCACTTATTACTGCTTCTGCTAATCTATGGAGCTCATTCTCTTCAATACCTATCGTCGGCCCAGCCCTTGCATTGGCTGCTATTGCTACGATGTGGACCTCGTTTGCTGTTGCGAAAGTTAAAGCTAAGCAGGTAACTGCAAGTCAATCAGAAGAATATGGTGAAGGTGGTCTTGAGTTCTTGGAAGGAGGTTCTCACGCATCAGGTAATGACATCGATTTGGGTGTAGAGAATAAAAAGAAGCGTCGTATGAAAGCTGAAGGTGGTGAGGCTCTTGCTATCATTAATAAGCAAAGAACAAGAAAATATCGTAAGATACTACCAGATGTAATAGATAGCTTCAACAAAGGAACATTCGAAGATAAGTACTTAAATGCATTTGGTAATTCTGATAAGCTAAATATTTCTCTTAATTCTAATAATAATATGGACCTCTCTAAAATTGAGGATGACGTACGAAGCATTAGAAAGCAGAATGAAACAAGGTATTATACTATGCCAGATGGAACTGTTATAATGCAACATAGAAATGTTAAACGCATAATTAAAAACTAAAAGATATGATACCTCCGAAATATAAATTCTATATATCAAAGAATAACGGTGATAAAGTAGAAGTAAGACCTCATTACAAAGAGCTTAATAAGAAATATGCAAAAGAAAGTGGCCAAGAATTTTTCCGTATTTCGCTAGATGGAAAAATAAATTTGTTTGGCACTGACTATGAAATAGTAAGTCAATCAAACATAGAAGACCAACTTGTTTTTATAATAGATAAATATAACAGTACTTCCAAAAAATGGGTTGAATATTATAGAGGTGAATTTAGTAAGACTGATTGTAAATTCGACCATGATAAGAAGAAATGTGAACTTAAAACTACAGCAGTAGATGGATATACTGAGGTTATGAACAAGTATGAAAATACTTATGACCTTATAAAGCTTGCTCCTGAAATATCTAAAATAAACCTGCACAAACGCTCACTCATGCAAGTTTATGTCCGTGGTGCCAATTCTATAACTAATTTCTTCGGTGGTACCTATTGGGAAGATGATGTGAATGAAAGTATAGATGACAATGCTGCGCTTATAAATAACTTCTATTTTTCCTATATAAAATCTGGTAATGAATTTTACATAGAAAATTCTAACAAAGCAGGTGTTAATGGCGTATATGCCGGAACTAATGGTTATTATAGCAACTGGAATGGCTATACTTGCTATTTAGAGAAAAATCCTGATGCTCAACCACCATTTACAGATGTAAGCTACTTTATTATGATAAAAAGAAATTCAGATAATAAAGTACTATATAAATCTGAAACAGCTGTTAATATCGATGATGAAACACTGTTTTCAGAAGACCGAGATTACACTAATGATAAACACTTAAGATATACCTCTAAACTAATAGATGTGGAAAATGCTAAAAACTCATGTACTATAAGTAATTTGTTTACATATAGAATATATAGGCGCTTACTTTGTGATGTAGATACTGTAGAAGACTCAGAAGGTGTTAAAAATACCTATGATTTACCATCAGATGATTTTGTCACTGATAATAGAAACTATAAAAAATGTATTGGCTTAAAAGGAGGTTTATTCTTTTGTACTTCTAGAGCAGTAGATGAGCCAACAAAATATGGTCTAAATGATTACGGACAGTATTTTACTAACCAGTTTATTCTTAGTAGTACAGGCTTAGGAAGACCTTTGCCTATTAGCAAAAATTCATGGGCTAATGCTTCACTGTGGTATGTGTATGATAGCTATTATGAGTATTTTGAAGAAAGACTAAGAAAGCAATATACGTTAAAAGATAGCTATTCTATAGGTGCGGCCATAAAGGCTATTCTCAAGAAAATAGACCCAAATATTACGCACGAACCAACATCTGAATATAGTCAATTCTTATATGGAAGTTCTAACCCGTTAGGAATGGAAAGATTTTATGTATATATAACACAAAAAACTAATATACTTAAAGGAGACTATGACCGGCCAGCTCAAAAAGCTGAAACTTCACTTGAAGAGCTTATGAAAATGTTGCGTGATTGCTTTAGATGTTATTGGTATATTGAAGACAATAAATTCAAAATAGAGCACGTATACTTCTTTATGAATGGTGGAAGCTATTCTAGTAGGTCAAGCTATCAGCTTGATTTTACTAAACTTACAGACCAATTTAATAAGAAGCTATCATCTTATTTCCAATCTGAAGTAGAGTTTGAAAAATCAGACCTAAATCAGCGATACGAATTTGCATGGATGGACGATGTAACCGATTTGTTTGGTGGTGTAACCATTGATGTGAAATCTAATTATATACAAAAAGATAAAACAGAAGAAATAAACATTGGACAGTTTTCATCTGATGTGGATTATATGTTATTTAATCCAACAAACTTTTCAGAAGACGGTTTTGCACTTTTATGTCCTGTAAAAAATGGTTCACTACTTGAATTACCAATTCTTACTATAGATGGTCTTATTGATGAAAATGGCAATAGTTATAAAGCTATAGCACAAAACTGGTATGCATCGTGGATATATTTACAAAATATGTATATGTGGGATATGCCAGCATCAAATTTAGAGTCTAATGTAATTGGAAATATATACGCAAGAGATATTAAAAAATGCATGAAACACACTATAGAATTTCCTACAGAAGAAGACCTAGACGAACTAGAACTTATTAAAACAGCGTTTGGAAACGGCAAAATAGACGAAATATCTATCAGTTTAGACACTAGAATGGCTAAAGTAAATCTGCTTTACAGGCCGGAATAATGCTTATGTTAAATACGTTAGAAAATTTTTATATATTATTTATAATCACTAAATTTACAGCATGAAGTTAGTAAATAATAACATATCGCCACTGCCTTTTTACGGTAATATTGCTTTGCAAAATCATCGTAAAGATTATGCTTTTGGCCAGGTTTATCCACTAATAACATATAAGAGTATGCTATTGCCTTTTCAAGTAGTTCTTGCTAGTGGCACATCTATAAGTTGGGTTAGGCTATATAATTTCAATACTGGGAAATTTATAGATATAACTCGTAGCATGAAAGAAAATGGCTTGACTATTAAGTCATATACTGGCTTTAAGCTTCTTAAATACCCTGGCACTCTTCCTGTAGTAGAAATTAAATATGAAGGCCAATATTACTTAGCAATATCTATATCTGGTTTAGGAACTATATATTCTGATATTTTTACTGTATGCAATAAAGTAGATGATTATCTGCTTATAGAGTATAGTAATTCTTACAATTTTGAACTTAAAAATGGAGTTGTTGATTTTTCTGATAACTTCAAATTTAAGTGTTACTTAAATACTCAGGTTGGTAAACCAGAATATGATTTTGAAGAAGAAGCCACAGAGCGAATGGGCTATACATTTATTGAGAGCCAAGTAAGCAAAAAAATATATAAGTTTACATTTTTAGCTCCAGAATATCTATGTGATGCCTTAAGAATTGTGAGGTTATGTGAAAATAAAAAGATAACAAGCAAACTCCAAATCTACGATTTGACTACATTTAATATGGAGCCAGAATGGGAAGACCAAGGAGATTTAGCTGCAGTTGAATGTGAATTTGAAACAGATACTGTTATAGCTAATATAGGCGGGTATGAGCCTAAATTGGCGCGAGGTGATTTTAATAGAGACTTTAATAATGATTTTAAAACAGAATAATAAATATGGCAAAATGGAGTGATTTAAAAGCAGCTATAGCCCAAATAATTAAGACAAATGGAAATCAAGAAATAACCGGGCAACTTCTTCAGAATGTACTTAATAATATAGTAAGTTCTGTAGGAGAAAATTCTACATTTGCCGGAATTGCTACACCATCAACAAATCCGGGTACTCCTGATGGTCCTGTATTTTATTTGGCCACAACGCCTGGAACATACTCCAATTTTAATGGTATAGAAATAGCGTCTGGAGAGGCCGTTATTCTAGAATGGAAAGGAAGTTGGGTTAAAAAGACCAGTGGATTTGCTACACAGCAACATTTTTCTGAATTGGATAAAAAATCTGCTTTTGCCATAGATTATAAAGCAGATAATTGCACAACACGACTTCAGGTCTTGAAATCATCGCGTAAAACCGGAAAGATTTTAAGTTATAGGAATGGAGCAACTGGGGAACTCACTGTTGAAATGTATATAGGAACATCTATGGATGATCAATACTGGAGCGATGATTTA